AACACCGATGGATCGGAGAACGTGGGCGAGTTTCATGGGCGTTTGTCCGATCCATCGGTGTTCTCCGGACCGCGGGATCGGCTGGCGTCCGGATTGCTACGGTTCGGGGTTGCCGGGGGCAACCCAAAATGAAAGTCGGCAGCTGGTCGCGGAGCGCCGGCCCACGGCGGGGCCTCCGAACGTATCCGGTGGCGTTCCTCTGGCGGGAGGTCGGGGAGCTCGTTCATTTCTTCCCCTCCTTGATCGTGAACGGGGAGACGCCGAGCTCCTCGAGCTTCTCCATCTGCTCGACGGCCTGCTCGACGGGGCCGATCGCGAACTTGATCCCGTAGCCCTCGATCGACTCGCCGGCCTCGCGGACCATCTCGATCGCGTCCTCCATAGTTTCGCCCCAGCCGACGACGGCCCCGATCTCGTGAACGTCCTTCTCGAGCGGGAGGACGAACCGCTTCCCGTCGACGACGACGTAGTCGAAGAGCTTCACGTTGCGCGCGAACTTCTCCGGGACGATCACCGGCTGGAGGTGCCCGTTCGCCCACGTGCTCTTGAGCACGATCTGCGCGCCGAACTTCGAGATCGGCTCCGGGTCGACGAGGTTCCCGTCCGCGCCCTCCCAGATGATCTCCGCGAGGTTGAGGTAGAACTCCTGATAGAGCTCCGAAGGCGGGCTCCCGGCGCGGCAGCAGGCGTCGATCTGGTAGGGCAGCTTGTCCTCGCCGATCCGGATCTCGCACGAGAGGAACCCGCGGTAGCCGTAGCGCGCGAGATCCGGGGCCATCGTCTCGTTCCACCGGCGCAGCGGCTCGGGGATAGAGTCCCACTCGACGAACTCGGCGCAGTAGCCGAGGTCCTTCACCTCGATCCCGATCAGCGTCTTCGCCGGGTAGGCGCCGTCGATGCAGTAGACGTCCGTCCCTACCTCGACTCGGTCCGGCAGGTCGTCCTCGACGATGAAGGGACAGGTCTCCTTGAAGGCGCCGAGCTCGTTCTGCAGGTCGTCGAGCTTCGCGCTCACGACGTCGATGTTCGGGCTGAAGAAGGTCTCGGTGAGCCCGCGCCACTTGTTGATCTTCACGTGCTGGTCCTTGTGCGCCGCGAGGTGCTTTCGGAGCGCGGTCATCCCCTCGACGATCCGCCACGGCGCGACCGGCAGCCCCGCCTTCTCCATGAGCCGCTTGCAGACCTCGCGGTGCTGCTCCAACTCCTCGCCGTTGCGCGCGCCCCAGACCCGCTTGCCCATCTTCTCGAGTTGGATCTGCAGCGCGGCCGACCCTATGTCTGGGAACACGAACAGATCGACCAACTCGAAGTGCGGGCCGAAGAACGAGCTGACGCTCTCGACCCCCGGGATGCCGCTGCCCACGAGGCCTTGGTTCATCGTTGGGAAGGTCCCGGCGTATGGGACGTGCAGCAAAACCTTCCCGAAGTCTCGCGCGAGGCGCTCCGCGAACGACACGAAGAGCGGCGAGCAGCAGACGAGAACGGTTTTGTCTTTCAGGTCAGTCTTCATCGTCGTCTCCCTCGGAGTCCTCGGTCACGTCGGGATCGGGGATCAGGCAGCCGCACCGGCCGGTCTCGGTCCAGTCCGCGTCCTCGAGGACTTCTTCGGTGGGGCGGCTCATTTGTTCGTGGTGTCGACGTTTCGGCTCTGCTTGAGCTTGTCGAGCCGGTCCTTCTCCTTCTGCGCTTTTGTCTCCGGCACGTTGCCGCGCAGACCGGGGATGTTCATCTCGATCGCCTGACCGAGGCTCTCCGGCTTCCGGCTCTTCCCGGAGTCGAGGTCCTGCGCTAGGTTCGACGCGAGCATCGGGACGAGGCCGGCTAGCTCGTCCCAGATCAGCTTGTTCGCCTCGCCGCGCTCGACGTCCTGCACCTCGCGGGTGATCGGGCTGACGATCGGGGCCTCCGAGGCGACGGCGACGATCGACGCGGCGGCGCCGGCGGCGGCCGCGGAGGCCATGTCCTCGGCGTCGGAGGTCGCCCCGCGCTCGCGCTTCGGCTTCTTCCCGAGCTTCGTGAGCGTGGACTTCATCACGCGGTAAAACGTCGACCCCATCTGCCCGGACTCGGTCAGCGGGTTGTGCGTCAGGAGGTGCGGCATCTCCCATCCGTCGATCCGGATGCGGCCGAAGCCGACGTCGTCGCTCCCGCGCTTGTCCCCGGGCTGGTAGTAGCCGCCGAAGATACGGTCCTTTGGTGACTTCGAGGCGTCGATCGCGCCCCAAACGAAGACGGCGGAGCCGACGGCGCCGAGTTTGAGCAAGCGGAAGATCGCGTTCGCCTCCTCCGGGGTGAGGGCGGCTACGCCCTGCCGGTGCGCGACGAAGAGTTGCGCCGTCCCCTTCGCGAGGCCGAGCGGCGTCCGTTTCAGGGTTTGCATCACGTAATTCGCGGGGGTCTTCACGATCCCCTTCGTCAGGAAGGTGCGCGCAAACGCGGAGAGGGCGGCCTTCGTCACGTCCGCCTTGCCGGTCTTCGGGTTTGCGGCCTCGAGTCGGTTGTGGAGCGTGTTGATCCACTCCGAGAAGACGTTCTTCTCCTGAAGAATCTCGTGCTGCGCGTAGTCGAAGGCGTCCTTGCGTAGCGCGGCCTCGACGAGCCCGTCGGTCACGTCGAACCCGTTCGCGATCGCCCACTGGTGGTTCTTCTCGAGCCGGAGCTCGAACTCGCCGCGGAGGAGCGGGGATTTCTCCGACATATGGCTCAGCCCGAAATAGTCCCACCAGCGAACCGGCTGGACGTTCTCCCGGAAGTCGGCGAGCTCGGCCTTGAGTGAACTCTTCCCGGTAGTGATGGTCTCCCAGCCGTCGCGGATGCCGTCGGTCGCGGCCTTCGCGTAAAACTTGGCGAGGCCCTCGAACTCCGCTCCCGCCTCGAGGTTCGCCTTCGCGGCGACGACGTCCACGCCGGGTATCCTCCGGAGCGCGGCGCCGACGGCCTCGACGACGGGCTTCTCGGCGAATCGGGCGAGGCTGTAGGACGCGAGCTTCGCCAGCGTGTGGTAGCCGGAGAGGGCGGAGGCGCGGGCGAGGTCCGCGGTCGTCCGGAGGCGCCGCTGCCACGCGGGAAGCGCGGCCTCCTCCGCCTTCGCGCGCTCGATCGCGAAGTCCTGCTTGATGCGCTCGAGGTCGGCCTTGATCCGGATGCCCTCAGCGTCCATCGGGGGCGGCGGCCGCTTCGCCGGCGGCTCGAACTCGCGCTCGGCGAGGCGCCGCTGATACTCGGCGACCCGGCGCTGGGCGCTCGCCTTCCAGATGTTGAGGCGCTGCTGATCGGAGAGCTCCTTGCGGCCGAAGACTTGCTCGAACTCCTTCTTGAGTTCGTCGCGCCGGGCCCTGAGGCGGTCCGCCTCGTCGTCGTAGATGACGCCCTTGCGCTCCTTCACGATCTTGGTGCGCGTCTCGATCTGAGTCTCGAGGTCTTTGATTTGGTTCGTCAGGCGCGTCTTCACCGCCTCGAGAGCGGTCTTGAGTTGTCGCTCCGGGTCCGTCTTGACGTATCCGCCCTCCTTCTTCTTCGCCTCGACCTGCTGCTGCAGCCGGCGCTCCTCGTCGCTCGGGATCTTGCGCTCGACGCCGGTCTTCTTCGGCGCTCGGCCTTCCTCCATGTCCTCGAGCTTGGCGATCTGTTGGAGCTGCCCCTTGATGTCGCGGAGTTGGTCCGATATTTGGTCGTGCGTGAGCGGCTTGAACTGGCCGTATCCGGAGATCGCGTCGCGAACCTCGCTCCGGGTCGCCTCCGGCATCGCCTTGTGGACATCGGCGAAGACCGCGTCGAGGACGGCGTCGCGCCCCTTCACCCCTTGCGCGATGTGACTGCGCGCGAGTTCCTGCGCGATGCCCGAAAGCCGTTTGATTCTGTCCTCCGATCCCAGCGCGGCGAGGTCCGCCACCAATCCCGCCCGGTTCTCGGAGTGAAATTGCTTCTGCGCGGACTCCCAGATTTGGGAGAGGAGAGGACGGACCTTCTCGCCGAGTTCGCCGACCATCGCGGCGGACCATTTCGCGAAGTCGAGGCCGACCGAGTAAATCTGGTCCGCGCCGATCACCGCCATGTGGTACAGATCCTCCGGGGTCGGGGAGAGGACCTTTCCGGCGAGGAACTTCCGGCTCTCGGCCGCCTTGGCGTGGAGCTTCTCTCGGATCGACTCCGCCAGCTTGACCCGGCGCGGGGCTCCGGCGGGCGGACGTTCCATCGCGCGCACCGCCCGGTCGGCCGCTTGGTTCGGGCTCTCGGTCGTCCGCGCTTGCCGAGCGTCCCACTGGGCCTGCTTCTTCTCGAGGGCCGCGATCCGGTCCATGAGCCCTTGGCGCTCGGCTTCGGTCAGCTCGGCGCCGCCCTTCGCAGCCCGCAGCAAGGTCTCCTGCGAGGCGAAGGAGTAGTCCTCCCGGGCGAGCGCCTGCCGCCAGCGACCCTCGCGACCCCACTCCGAGCCCCGGTTCTTCACGGCGTCGAGGAGCTTCACGAGCTGGTCGGAGAGGTCTTTGACCTGCGCCTGCGCCTCGGCCTTGAGGACCGGCGAGGCGTTCGGGTCGGCCGCGGCGTCGGCGGCAGTGTTCAGCGCGCGCTGGAGGTCGACCTTGTGGCGGAGGAGCAAAGCGGACTGGTCGTCCGTGAGCCCGATGTTCGGGTCGGCGAGGAGGCGCGCAGCGAGTTGCTCTCCGGCCTTCGGGTTCTGATTGAGGACCTCCTTGGACCGAGCCCAGCGCTCGGCCATGCTCCGCTTCTCGGTCGGGGTGGCCTCGTCGAAGCCGTAAGCGTCGCGCTCGAGCTCGCCGTAGGCGTTCTTGAGCGACGTCTGCCCGAAGGACGAGCGCGGCTCGGCGTACTCGACCTCGTGGGAGCGCAACTCCGTCGGAGGCTTCTCGGCGACGTCCGGCTTGAGTTGTCCAGCGTCGGCCGCGATCGCCGAGGCCTCGGAGCGGTTGACGAAGCGCCCCGTGGTCGTCACGAACCCCTCCGTCGAACCCTCGAGAGGCTTCTCTCCTTCGGGGACCTCCTCGCCCGTCAACTCGGTTTTGATCTCCGCGTGGCTCTGACCCTCGGAGACCGTCCCGTCGGACGCGCGGACCGCGGCGGCGGCGATCTTCTCCTGAGCGATCGGTCGGACCTCGCCCGTGGCGGTCTGCTCCAAACCCGCCCCGATAGGCGTCGGGACCTTCGCGGCGACCTCGTCGATCTTCGCGGCGGCTTGGTTGAGGGCGTCGGCTTGCTCCGGGGCCAAAGGGACCGCTTCCCGGCGGAGGACCTCGGCGGCCTCGGCCATAGGCTTGCCCTCCATCGACGCCGCGACCTTGTCCGCGCGCTCGGGTATCTTGTCGAAGGCGGTCCCGAGGGCGCCGAGGAGCGTCATCGCGCCGTTCGAGACGGCGGACGAGAGCGCGGCCACCTGCTCCTGCGTCGTAGAGTTGGGGTCCGAGCGGAGCCGCGCGAGCTCCTTGCCCGACTCGTAGGTGCCCCAGCCCATCAAACCGGCGAAAAGCCCGGAGATTCCCTTGAACGCGACCTTCGTCGCCGTCCCGCCGGTCCGGAGGGCGGGGAGCGCGAGCGTGGCGATGCCGCCCGGCGACTCGAGGCTCTCGATCAGCGGCTTGATCGCGCCGTTGTAGACGCCCCCGAGTACGGCCGGGTTCGTCGGGATCCCGCTAACGCCGCCGGGGATCCAAACGTCCGGAAGGTCCGCCGGCGCCGAGGGGAGTTCCGTGAAGGGCTTGAAGATCGACGACCAGAGGCGCTCCGCCTCCCGTTTGACCGCGTAGAGGTCGCCCCCGAGCCGGTCGCGCCACGTCCACGCTTTGACCTCTCCCTTGTCCGGAATCTTGTCCTCCGGCGGGTTGAGGCGCTGCCCGATCCAACCGTAGAGCGACTTGTCCGGGATCTTGTCTTGATCGATGGAGAGCTCGCTCTTCGCGAAGGCGGACTTCACGGCGTCCCAGTTCGAGTGAAGAGCCTCGGGCGGCATCTTAAGCTTCTCGCCGATGAACGTCTGGTTGATCGCCCGGGCGCGGTCCTCCTTCGGGTCGCGGCTGATCTTGTCGAGGGAGCCGAAGGCGGCGGCCTGTTGCGGGTCCAGCCGGCGGTCGAGGCCGTCGAGCCCGCCGTAGAGCGAGCGCCAGTGGGCGTCGGGGTCGGTCCGCATCACCGAGTTCGGGGAGGCGAAGACGCGCCCGGGGGTCGGCGCGTTGGTCGCGACCTCGGGCGGGACCCAGTTGTCCGCAGCGGTCGTCCCCGCGCTCGTCGCGCCGGCGACCTCGGGCGGCTGCCATGTGGCGATCTCGGCCATCTTACTTCTTCACCTTGATCTGGCCGTTCCAGTCGTAAGGAGCGCCCGGCGGGAGGGCGTCGTAGTCCTCCTTGTTCCGGACGACCGCCGGGGCCTTGCGCGAGAGCGTGGCGCGGACGGCGTCCATGACGTAGGGGCGCTCGAGTTCCTGCCGGTGGGCGTTGGCCTGCTCGAACGTCGCCTTCTCGCCCTCGGGGGACTTGAACCAGTCGCGCATCTGCGCCTCGAGCCGGGCCGCGTGGACGTTGATCGCCTCGATCACTTGGTCCTTCGTCGCCTTCTCCCCGTAGGCCGCGGCGAAGTCCTCGGGCTTCATCTTGCGGATCGCCTCGATCCCGCCGGGGACCTGCTCGTAGCGGGTCTGGGCGGACCTCGCCGGCTCGTCCGCCGAGAAAAAATGGGTCTTCGCGCCGACCGCGGCGACGTCGGAGACGGAGAGCGGGACCATCGCGCCCTGCGTCTGGACGTCCTTGCGCATGAGTTCCATTATCTGCGCCTCGACCGGCTTCTCCGCGATCTGCCCGTTCTTCTTGACCGCCGCGAGCTGCCGGTTCGCGTCGTTGATCGCGCGCTGCCGCAGGGCGGGGGTCGAGATGTCGGCCGCGTCCTCGACGAGCGCCTTCGCGTATTCCTCGGGGTTCGCACCCCACGCGATCGGGTCGTGGATCGCGGACTGGAGCACGTTGAATCGGTCGCGCTCGGCGCGGTCGAACTCCGCGAGCTGCCGCTTGTTCTCGGCCTCGGAGGCGGCGGTCTCCGCCTTGACCTTGCGCTCCTGCGCGGCGATCAGCGAGCGCCCGAACGCCTCGGAAATCTCCTTCGACGCCATCTTCGCCTTGATCTCGTTGTCCGGGACGAGCCCCGTGATCGGGTCCGCCGCGGTCTGGAGCAGGTTTTCGCCATTGGTCCGTTGCCACGCCGCCGACTGCACGCGCGCCGTGTTGATCAGGCTCTGGAGTTCCTTCGGCGCGAAGACCTTCGACGGGACGATCGCGTTGCCCTTCTGGTCGGCGATCGGGAGGGACGCCCCCGAGACGAGCAGGTCGTGCGTGCCCTGCGGGTTCGCGCGGAGCCCGTTCTCGATCGCGGTGGTCGCGAGCGCGCGCGGGATGTTCTGCTCCATCTCGTCCATCGCGACGGGGTCGAGCTTCGAGGAGCGCCCGAGGGCGACGGCGTTCGCCATGCCGACCGCGTCCCCGTCGCGCCCGGCCTCGTCGTAGCTCTTCCGGATCGAGAGCTCGGCGCGGTTGATTGTCTGGACCTGCGCCATCGTCTGCGTCTTGATCTGGAGCGCCTGCCCCCAGCCCTTGATCGAGTTCTCGAGCTCAGGGCGCATCCCGGGCGGAACGTCGTGGCTCGCGAAGATGTCCTGCCGAGTCTGTTCGGCCACGGTCTGCGCGCGGTCGGCCCAGTCGTTCTCGTTCTGGTCGCCTCGGATCGACTCGATGAAGCTCTGCTGCGCCGCGCGCATCCGGAAGTCGGCGTCCGCGGCGATGTTCGCGCGGCGGACCTTGAGCATGTCCTCGGAGAGCCCAGCGAGTACCGCGCTCGCTCCCTCGACCGCGCCGGCCATCTGCTGCTCGCCGCGGTAGCGAGAACCCGCCGCGGACAACCGCGCGCGCGCCGGCGCCGTGATCGCGCCCGCGTCGAGCTTCGCCGCCCGGTTCGGGGTGGCCACGTCGATTTCACTTCCGGGGACGGTTGGTATGCTCATGCGAATCCCGCCGCGAAGCTCGGCGCGTCGAAGCCTCCCGTGTTTGATGGCGTCGCCTTCGGGACCGGCAACGTCGCGCCGCCCCCGCCGGAGAACGCCCCGGCTTGGTAGAGTCCCGCGCCGGCGGAGAGCATCCGGGAAGCGCCAGAGAGCAGCGCGGCCGAGGCGGCGCGGTGGTAGGAGTCCGCCTGCGCCTGCCCCTCGATCCGGTAGGCGTCGGCTTGCGACTGCGCCTCGGCGAACCCTGCGCGCGCCCCGGACTCGATCCCCTCAATTCGGGCGTTCGCCTGCCGGTGGGCCTCGGCCTCGCGCAGGGCCAGCTGCCCCGCCGTGGAGACCCGGACCGCGAGCGGCGACCCGGAGTCGACCGAGACCCCCGCGCCGGCGAACGCCGCCGTCTGGCGCGAGAGGTAGACCTTCGCGTCCTTGCGCATCGCGTCGATGTTCGCCGCCGAGTCGACGGCGAGCTGCTCCTCGTTCGCGCGGTCGACGCGCGCGTTGTAGTCCGCCGTCGCCTGCGTCGTCGCCGCGGCCGAGTTCGCCGCGCTCTGCGCGTCCGACGCCGCGCGGTTCGCGGAGTTGTAGCTCTGGACGGCCGAGACCCCGGCCACGACGAGCGATCCGGCTGCGAGCGCGAGCGGCATCAGGCGGGCCCTCCCTTGCGGCCGAAAGGTTTCATCAGCATGACGTGCGCGCCGCCGGCCTCGGCGTATCCGCGCTTCGCCATCGTGCGGTGCTCCCACGAGCCGGGGTCGACGAACGAGATGACGACCGGGCACCCCGCGTCCCACGCGACGTTCTCGAGGTGCTCGTAGAGCGACTTCACGGCCGCGACGACGTCGGGGCCGACCGCCACGCGCGGGTTCGTCGTGGTCCACTCGATCACCCCGATCTTGCCCTCCACGAGGTAGAGGAACGACGCGGCGAGGTCGACGCCGGCGCCCGACGCGATCCAGCCGCGGGGAAGAATCTCGCCCGGGAGCTGAGGCGCCGAGCGGAGCCGCCACCACGCCTGCACGACGGCGAGGTCTTTTTCTGGGTTGAGTTGGCGGATGGAGATCATGGCTGGCCGGAGAGCCCGTAGTCCACCGCAACGGAAAGGACCGTCAGTGGCAAGGGTCCGTCGGTGTATAGGATCACCGGGATCTGCAGCCCGTAGCCTCCCGGGAAGTCGCGGATCTGCTTGTCGCCCGTGAAGAGCGGGACCTCGGCGAAGGGATTGCTCCCGTCGCGGAAGACGATCTCGCGGAATACGAGGTTTCCGTTCGCGTCGAAGGAGCCGTTCGAAAACTTGCACGCGAGCGTGTCGTAGAACGAGATCGTCAAGCCCGTCACCTTCTTGATGATCCCCTTCGTCACGCCCGTGTGGACGTCAACGTCGAGGTTCATCGGCTGGAGCGTCGACTGGAACGGGAGCCCGATGTGCGCGTAGGCGTCGGGCGGGGTCGAGGCCGACTCGAAGTTGTCGACCGTGACCTCCCCTCCGGCGACGACGTAGCGCCCGTAGTCCGCGCCGTTGTAGAAGACCGCGACCGTGCGCCCCTCGAGGTGGCTCAGGCCGGTGAACGTCGCGCTCCCGGGGTTTTGGTAGGTCACCCCCGCGTCGACGTAGAAGGCCGAGTTCTTGTCCGCCGGGTAGGACGGCGATCCGGGGACCGCGTTCGGGGAGTTGTACCAGTTGATCGGGTTGAGCCGCTCGACGTAGCGCACGCCGCTGCCGTTGACGACCCGGTGGACGACCACCCAGACCTCGTCGTCGTCCGTCCCCTTGCCCGGGATGCTCGCCACCGACTCGAAGACGTCGCCGGCCTCGACCCCGGTGAAGTGCCGGCTCCATCCGAATATCTCCTGATCGAGCTCGTAGGTCATCGCGACGAGCTCGCCGTTCGCCGTCGTCGCCCACAAGAACCCGTTCTTCTGCCCCTGCTGCTGGTAGGCGAGCTGCAACGCCCCCGAGTTGAGGATCGTGTCGGAGAGGGCCGTAAGGTCCTGCGACATGTATTTGTTCGTCGCGATCGAGAAGAGCATCTGGCGCATGGAGAACGCCTGCCGCTGGACGAAGACTAGGGCGTCGCCGACGACGCGCGCCGCGATGTTCGGGTTCGAGCCCCAGCGGCTCTGGCGGTGCGCCGTGACCGAGGTCGGGCCGATCGCCGCGGTCGGGTCCGAGGACGAGACGACCCACTCCGCCGAGACGAACCCGGCGAAGAGCGAGTCCTGCGCCTGCAGCCAGACCCCGGAGCCGTCGCCCACCGCGTCGAGGTCGAACGCCACCGCGTCCGTCGCGTTGGTCTGGTCGCCGAGATCCCAGTTCTCGATGTCGCCGGTCTGCGTCCCCCAGACGCGCTGCGGCTCGTAGGCAGTGAACCCGCACCAGACGCGCTGCTGGAACGCCGTGATCGCGCGCGGGTATCCGCGCACCCCGGACCACGCGCCCTCGGACCAGTAGGGCGTGGGGTAGCCGTCCGCCTCCCAGTTCGTCGGGTCGTCCGGCGGGGGAGTCGATCCCGTGACGTCGTTCAAGGCGATGTAGTTCACCCCGTTGTAGCCGACTCGGTCCTCGGCGAAATACTGCTTCCCGCTGACCCACGCGTTCGCGACCGGGAGCTGCGTGATCACGTTCGCGGTCGCGTGCCACGCGTCCTGCACGGACGTGATCTGGACGATGCCGAAGAGGAAGGCGTCGACGCACTCGAAGACGATCCGGGGGTTCGTCGCGCCCGGGACCGGAGGGACCGAGACGTTCGAGACGACGATCCGGTAGAGCTGCGCCTTGACCGCGGTCCCCGAGATGTTCGCGTTGCGGTCGTTCCGCCCGGTGAGTTGGCGGACCTGCTGCCACGTCACGCCGCCGTCCGTCGACGCCTGCACCGCGATGTCCGCGGACCAAACCCCGTAGGTGCGGACCTCCCAGTCCCCGAACGCGGTGATCGTCGCCGAGGTCCCCGCGTCGAAGCCGGTCGCGGCCACGCCGGTGTATTCGACGTACGCCGCGTCCCGGAGGTAGGACAGCTCCCAGTAAGCTCCCACGTGCGCCGGGAGGAAGATCGGCTGGGACGCCCAGTTACCGGCCGACAAATCCGCCGTGAACGTCGTCGAGACGTGCGACTTGAGGCAGGCGTAAAGGGCGATCGCCTCGCCCGACCCCGTGGTCGTGCCCGTCGCGACGAAGCCGAGGTTCACCGTGTTCGAGGCCGCGCCCACGAGCGTCCAGTCCGTCGTCCCGACGATCGCGATGATGTAGAAGTTCCCCACCACGAGCTGCGACGAGAGGATCGCCGCCGAGACCGAGTTGCCGGGCTCGTAGAGGAAGCCGGCGGTCCAGCTCGGCGCGTTGGCGTCGAGGTTCGTCGTCCCTTGCGTCGCCGAGGAGGCGATGACGGTGTCCGTCGCGTTCTGGTCGAGGAGCGCCGGGACCGTGTCCACGACGACCTCCATCGTCCAGTCGGTGTCCGCGTTCCGCGTCAACTTGTAGCGCGGGTGGTTCGGGTGGACGATGTAGACTACGTCGTTGATCTGGCAGAACTGCAGCTGGAAGACCTCGGTCGCCGTGATCCCGGCGAGGCCGATCGTCGCGTCGTAGGGGCTCGAGACTTGGTAGATCGACTGCTTGACCCAGCTCCCCGAGCTGTGCGGCGGGGTCGAGTCCGAGACGTCCGCGACGCAGCGGTAGATGTTGTTCGAGTCCGTCGGGTCCTCGACGTAGTCCGAGACGTGGTAGGTCTGCGCCGCCACCCACGTCGGGGCCGACGACAGCGTCACCTGCTGCCCGTTCGAGTAAAACCGGATGTACCCCTCGCCGAACTCGAGGATGAACGTCGTGTTGACCGAGAACTGGAAGTCTTGCAACCGGACGGCGTAGTTGCCCGGGACCGGGATGCTCGCGGCCGGGGCGATGAACTGGGTCCCCGGCCGCCGGGTCGCCGGGCCGGTCTTCAGGCAGAGCATGTTCCGGAGCTGAATGCACGCGGCGCGGTACTTCTGCTGGTCGACGCGCGACGTCAGCGTGGGCGACCACTCGCCGGCGCTAAAGGAAACGAGGGTCTCGATGCTCTTCGGCACGGGTTATCCGTTCGTGGAACCGTAGCGGGAGCGCAGCCAGTTCGACTCGCGCGTCGGGTCGTAGCGGCGCTCCTTGCGCTCGCCGGAGTCCTTCATCATCGCCCACGGGAGGACCTCGTTCCGGTAGCGCTCGCGGAGGAGGTTCGCCATCTTGCCGTCGTCGCCGCGGAGGGGCGTCGCGATCTTCGAGGCGAGCATCACCGCGACCGCGTCGCAGAAGAGCGGGTCGAAGAGCGTCGTGTCCTGTATCAGCGCCGTGTATTTGACGTTCGCCCACGACTCGTCGCAGAAGAGCGCCTCGACGTTCGACTGCGAGCCGTCCGGGTTCGCGGTCTGGTAGATGAAGAGCTCGTAGAGGTCCCCGACGCCCCGGCCGTTGCGGCAGTCGTTGCCGTTGAGCTCGGTCAGGAGCAGGTAGTCCTGCGGGAGCGCGTAGCCGAAGTCCCACTCGTAGCCGTTGGCGCTCGCCGGGCCGCGCGGACCGAGGAACGTCGAGTAAATCTGGGCCCAGAGGCCGGCGGTCAGGTCGTTGATAAACCATCCCGACGAGGTGTTCGCCTGAAGGCAGTAGTAGATCGCCTCGCCGTAGGTCACGAGGTTCCCGCCGAGGTAGGCCGTGTTCGCGAGCCAGTAGGGCGGGAGCGTGCTCGGGGCGCACCCGCGCCAGCCGATCGCGGTGCACCCGTCGCCCGAGTAGCCGCCGGGGAACGAGAGCTGGGTGAGCGGGGCCCGGCGCTGGAGGCAGTTCCAGTTGTGTGCGCGGCCGACCTGCCGCACGACCTGCCAGAAGTTCGCGGCGCATTGCCGCGCGGCGTCCGAGTTGCCGTTGTCGACGTCGTCGATCGGCTGCTGCCCGATCTCCGCGAGGGCGAGGTTGCTGATCGAGGTGATCGAGGGGGGCGCGTAGGCGGGCATGGTTCAGGGCGCCGGCCGAGCCGGGGGCGGCGGTTTGTTCTCGCGCGCGTCGACGTTGATCGGGTCCGAGTGCATGAACGGCGCCGGGGCCTGCGCGCGGCCCGCGCCCGTCTTCGCGACTCTCCGCCCGTTGCGCACGACGTGCGAGGTCGCCTGCGCCGGGTTCGGCTTTGAGGGAGGGGGATTCGGCATCGTGGAAAGAGAGAACCCGGGCGAAGGAGTTCGTCCTCCGCCCGGGCCTTAATCTAGCAACAACCTCCGAGCCGCCGGAGAACTGGCGGCCCGGAAAGTCGGGAACTCAGTCGAGGGAGCTGACGCGGATCCGGAAGATCAGCTTGTTGTTCGCGCTCGGCGTGCCGAGGGTCGCGAACGTAGCGATCAGCCAAACCCAGTCGTCGACGATCTCGGGCGCCGCCGGCGTCTTCATGACCGTGCCGCCCGTGAAGGCGACGCCGGTCGTGGTGTTCGCCGCGTGGACGTCGATCGACCCCGAGTAGCGGGCCGGATCGTAGGCGACCGTGCCGCCCTGCGTGTCCGTGTCGCCGATCAGGAGCGTCGCCGAGCCGCCCGTGGCCGCGCCGTTCGTGGCGACGTTGCCGGAGGTCGGATCGACGAGCGACCCGCTCGGGATGCGCGCGATGTAGATCGCGTCGTTCGCGACCTCGTTGCCGGTCATCGTGTACGTCCCCGTGATCAACTTCACCCGGCCTGCCGTCAGGTTGGGGTCGTCGAGGTTCGCGAGGATGTTCACTCCGCCCGCTTGGACGGCGCCGATGTCCGTGTACCAGATGTTGGTGGGAGCTGCCATGGTAGTTTGTTTCCTTTTTTGAGGGTTACTGGTTGCTCCGGGTTAGACCGTCTCGTCGCAGGCGACCGTGCCGACCGCCGCCTCTTCGAGCCGGGTGGCGTCGAGGAGCATGACGGAGCGGACTTGGATCGCGTGCGATTGAGTCGGCAGGATGTCGACGTAGGTGCGCTTGTCAGCGCCCAAGCCGAGGCGGATCCCGCGCTTCTGCCAGAAGATGTTCGTGCGGACGCCCGCGGTCGTGACCGGGAGCAGCTGCGTCATCTTGAAGTTGAAGCCCATGAACCGCGTGACCTTGCCGTCGATCAGCGCCTTCACCTCGTTGTAGAGGTAGTTGGCGACTTGGTCGACGTTGGTGAGCAGGTTGTTCAGCTGCTTCGCCGAGTAGGCGAAGAAGCGGTCGTCCTGCGGGACCTCGTTGTTGTCGAGGACGTATTGCGACTGCGTCAGCTTCTTCAGCGTGATGCCGATGTTGACGCCGCCGTTGCCGAACGTCACCGCGATCTGGTTCGCGGCGAGGAGGGACGCCGTGCCGGTGCCCGTGGCGCCGGTGTAGTTCGTCCCGATCATGCCGTTGATCAGCACGATGTCCTTGTTGCGGTTGGCGACGGTCGCGTGGGTCATCACCGCAGGACCCTCGGGGTCTGGGAGCTCGCCGAGCGCGATGGAGTCGAACTCGTCGTAGATCGTGACTTTCTCGTAGGGACGCGGGCGAACCCAGCGCTGTTGCGTCGGGATGTCGGAGGGACGGGACGGACCAGCGCGCTCGGTCTTTTCGCGCATGGTGTCCGATTGGGACCCGTAAAGGTCGAAGCGAAAATCCTTACCCTTGACGTTCTTCGTGATGTAGGTGTCGGCCAGACGGTGGTCCATCTGTTGGGACATGACCTGAATCCACGTGTCGTCGAACTGGGTCTGGAAATTCGGAGGGAGACTGAAGACTTGTCCAGCCATGGTGGTGGTGGGATGAGAGTTTTTCCGAACGAGACGGGAGAGGCCCGCCGGCCTATTCTACGAGCTCGGGTTATCCCGCGGGGCCGAGCGTCCAGAATGTCGCTCGAAGTCCGTGATCACGTCCGGTATCCGGATTGTCGTTGGACGCCCTTCGATGATGGAAGCCTTGAACCCGAGAAAACTACGTGTCAATCATTTCCCCCAGATGCCGTTTAAGAGCCTAGAGCAACGAAGGGAATGGGAGAGGCGTTATCGCTCGAAGAACCGCGCGAAGATCAACCTTGCCGCACGCTCCGCTTGCAAACGATGGAAGGCTAAGAATAAGGACAAAGTCCGAGCCGACAATCGTGCGAGATATCATAAGCGAAAGCACGACCCCTCCTACTTGGAATACCACCGCGATTACTCTCGTCGATGGAAGAAAACGAGCAGGGGACGCGAGGTGAGAATCGCCGATCGCGAACGGCGAGCGGGCAAAATCCGCGTTGGTGTCGTAGCCGATCTTTTGGTCGCTCAAAACGGCAAATGCCGAATGTGTCCCTCGCTACTTTCGGATGGCTACCACGTGGACCATATCCGTCCGTTGGTTAAAGGAGGGACAAACGACGAAGCGAATCTCCAGCTTCTGTGTCCTCACTGCAACACGTCGAAGGGGACGAAGATCATTCCGGGCCTCGGTCCGGTCTTGCTGGTGTAACGAAAAAGCCCGACCCCCTCGGCGAGGGACGGGCCCTAAAATAGCGTTTTACGCTAAACCGCTAACTCGTCGCCGGGGTTGGCGACTCCGCCGGCGTCGCGACGTTCTCCGCGGGCGGGTCGAGCACGAGGTTCGCCGACTCGATCTCGAGCTTGCAGCTTCCCGAGTACGAGTCGACGTGGCCCGAGCATCGGACGAGGACCGCCTTCGGACTGTTCGGCTGGGTTGGCGCGGTCACGATGTCCGCGATCGCCAGCTTGAGTTTCTCCGGAATGTACGATTCCGCCTTTACCTTTTCAGCTACCGCGTTGCGAGTGCCGAGGTGAGTGAAGTTCCAGCTCATTGTGTTTTCCTTTTCGTTGGTGGTTTTGCCTCAAGCGAGCACGCCGATGACGTCGTTCTCGTTCAAGACGGTGAATTTCCCCGACGGGTGCCGGACCTCCGCGCCCGTGTAGCGCGAGATCATCACGCGCTCGCCGCCCTTGAGCCCTTTCGAGCCCTTCGGGCCGACCGAGACAACCTCGCACTCCTGCGTGGTCTCCGCCGCGGTCTGCGGGATGTAGAGCTTCCCGATCTTGCGCTCGGGAGTCTCCAGCCGCTTGACGAGGATCCGATCGCCGGCCGCGACGAGCCCGCCGTCCTTGTCGACTACGTTGACGTGCTTCTCGCGGATCGCGTAGACGGACTCGCCGTTCAGCACGAACTTGAACTCGCCCTCGACGAAGCGCTGGATCCACACGACGTCCCCGACCTTGAGGCCGCAGTCCGGGCCCGCCGCCCGGACGGGGCACGGGCCGAACTCCTGAGCCGAGTCCGGGATGTGAATCCCGTCCCGCGTGTCCGCCTGCTTTTGGGGCGCGAGCAGGAGCCAGTCCTGCATCGGGCGGAAGACGCCCTCGATGACGTTCGAGCCGAGCATGGGCGTCAGGATTTGTGCATCCGGTAGAGTTGGTTGACCTTCTCAACCGCCTCCTCGTGACGCGGGTCCGTCGAGTCGTTCCACGCCTTGTGGAGCGGGTTCTGCGGGTTGCCCATGATGTCGCGGGCCTGCTCCCGCGGGCTCGGTCCGCCGCCGGGCGCGGCGTCGCCCTTGACGAGCCGGTCCTCGGCGACGAGCGCGGTCATCCGCATCATCGCGGCGCGGACCTCGGCGTTCTTGAAGATCGGCGACTTCGGGTCGATCTTGAGCGTGAGGGCGCCGCGTGTCGCGAGCTCGGTCGCCCGCGTGACGTCCATCCCGGACTCGCGGGCGAGCCTCTCGAAGGTCGCGTCCTGCGCCTTGTAGAAGTCCGCCTCGAACTGCTGGCCCTTCGCGAGCTCGCCCTGCGTGAGTTCCATCTGCAGGCCGAGGAGCTCCTTCACCGCGTCGGGCGAGAGCGAGTGCTTGTGCGCGATCGCCGCCATCTTGTCGGCGCCGGCTTGGTTCCAGTGCTCCTCCGGGAAGTTCTCGGGGCGCGCGATCCCGTAGCCCTTCGGCTCCTTCGGTACGTTGAGCGCTTGGTCGAGGAGCGCCTTCCGCTCGGCGCGCACGTGCTCGGGCGCGTTCGGGTCGATCGGCGTGAGCGCCTTCTTCGACGCGAGGCCGTTCGCGTTGCCCCACATCGTGAAGGCGGAGTCGATCGTCTCGGCCCGAGCGAAGAGCTCCTTGAAGCCCTTCAGGTGGTCCGGGAGTCGCTCGAGCGCCTTCTTGTCGATCTTGCCGTCGTCGGCGACGAGGCCCTTCCAGAAGGGATCGGGCGCGGCTGCCGCGGCCCCAGCTCCGGCGGCGCCTCCAGCCGCGGCGGCTCCGGCTCCCGCTGCCGCTTGACCGCCGGCTCCGGCTTGGCCCGCTCCTGCGGCTGCCGCTCCGGCCCCAGCTGCGGCCGCGCCGCCTCCGCCACCAGCGGCTCCGCCGGCCTCTTCGCGTAGAATTGAGTGGGGAGCGTTCATTCGACCTCCACCCCCTTCTCGCGTTTACCGCCGGCGCGCACGTTGGGCAGCGACTCCTCGGCCTCGCGGGCCTCGGGTTCGTCGTCGCTCCACGGGTCGGAGAGGGCGCCCTTCTCGGGGTCCTCGTTGCCGACGCACTCCTCCGGGAGGAAGGACATCGGGGTCTTGCGGAGCGTGACCATGACGTTCGTGACCTCGTCCTCGACCCAGACCTCGCCCCGGTATTCGGGCTTGTTGTCCATCGGGCGCGGCTCCCATACCGGCTTCTTGAAGCGGACGTACCCGGTGTACGTGCCGAGGTAGCCGTAGCGGGTCTTGAACTCGTTCGGCCGAAATTTGTAGTACCAGTCGATCACGGCGAGGGTCTTGTCGCCCTCGGCGTTCTTCTTCTTCGGGCGCGGCGGGATCGACTTGTCGTTGAGCGGCTTGTCCGGGTCGAGGTCCGCGCGCTGGAAGGACATCACGGTCATCTCGTTCTCGCCGAGGAACGTGATCACGGCCTCCTTGAAGTCCTTCACGGCGCGGGCGGTCGCGAAGGTGACGATCTTCTTCTCGGGGTCGTAGAGCGCGGCGACGACCTCGTCGATCAGTTGCTCGCCGAGCACGCGCTTGCGGCGGATCTCCTTTTTGTCGGGGATGAACGAGTAGACCGAAACGATGCGGTCTTCGGTTTTGTTGGCCATGGTTGGGTTCTCCTGCTCGCTGACGTTGTTGTTGCTACTTCTGCCCCGGCGCGCGGGGCGCCGAGAAATTGACGTTCGCCTTGATGTCCGCCCAGAGCGACCGGCGCCCGTCGGTCATCGCGGCGCGGAGCGGGCACAACGCGCCGGCCTTGTCCGCGACGAAGACAGGCCGCTCCTCGTAGCCCATGATCGCGAGCTCGCGCCAGACGACCCGTTGGAACTCGGTGCGCGTCTTCTCCGAGCCGCCGAAGACCATCTTGAAGGCCTCGATCGTCTTGAGGCTCTTCCGCTCGTCCTCCGTCATTTTGGGCGGGGGCATCGGGTCAGGCTCCGGGGATTTGGTCGCTCACGGCGTCCTGCAACTTTTGCGGCGCCTTGCCGAGCTTCCCCGCGGCCCCGGCTAGCTTCTCCGTCGCCTCGAGCGACTGCTGCTTTTGCATCTGGTCGGCGCGCGCCTTGCGGAGCTTGAGGACGTCCTGCATCGGTCGGATGTAGCGCGGGCTCATCCCTTGGTTGATCGCGAAGCCCCGGATCGCGTGGTCGAGGTCGAAGGAGTCGAGGACGTCCGGCCGCTGCATGTTCGTCGCGACGTTCGTCAGGAGCTCGAACGTGTCGAGGGTCGCCCGGTTCTGCAGCGCCTTGAGCGCGAGCGCGAGGCGGCTCGTGTACGTGATCTCCGGCATCGCGAGGCGACCCGACCGGCCGTCGGGGCCCGGGACGATCATCGATCGGGGAGCCCTCGGGAACTTGCCGGCGCGGAAGAGAATCCCGAAGACGCGCTTCAGGTCGGGGCCGCACTTCTCGGTGATCAGGCGCCCGAACATCGGGGAGAGCTGCTCGAGCCGCTCGCCGAGGACCTGCTGCACTTGGTACGCGGTCGGCGGCTTCTTGTACTGCTCCATCATCGACGCGAGCGCGCGGAAGACGTCGACGTAGTAGAGCCGGTTGACGGCCATCCGCTTCTTCTCGGCGGACTCCTCCGTCGAGTGGACGTCGGCCTCCGTCATCCACTCCTCGGGCTTCGCGCCGTTCGCGACGTTCGGGTCGTAGGGCGTGACGCCGCCCGGGCGGAGGTCGATCTGGCCGAAGAGAGTCGCCGGCGTGAGGATGCGCGGGTTGGCGCGGAGCTCGTATTGCGCGTCCTGAAACCGGACGATGTAGTTCAGCTGCCTCGCGTTCGGGAGCGTCTCGAAGGCCGGCGAGTAGCCCCACGGCGTCTCGGAGCCCCACTCGTCGAAGCGCGTGACGGAGTCGGGCATCTCGTCGTAGCCGCCCTCCTTGCAGACGAACTTGTCGTCGAACTGGATGTAGAGCGACGCGATCGGCTTGTTCGCGGCGTCGATCTTGCGGGGGTCGCGGTCCATCTCGCCGCGCGGGCGGATGACGTGCAGGAACCAGAACTCGGTGTCGAGCCCCTTGCCGTCCTTCTGCTCGAGCGCCTTCTTGACCTTCCCGCCGAGGTTCTCCTCGCCGAACTTCTGGGCCGCGACGCGCGCGGTCAGCTTGAACTTCGAGTATACCGTGTCGACGATCCCGTCGTCGTTGAGCGCGACGCAGTAGGTCCCGATCTTTCGCGCCGTGCAGTTGAGGAGCGAATCGATCCCCTCCTCGATGTGCATGTGCCCCGTCCCGAAGACCGTCCGGCTCTTGATCTGCATCCCGGAGACCCGGTAGTAGTTCGAGCGGGCGAGCTCCTTCAGCGCGATGTCCGTGCAAATCCCGCACCAGCGGTTCGCCTCGTCGTCGTCGTCGAGGTCGAGCTCGTCCGGCGGCGACCACTGGAACCACGGCTCGGCCGAGGGGATCGCCCAGTTGCACTGGCCCGTCGTGCAGGTCCGCGCGGCCTCGATCGCCGTCGTGTCGAAGATTCGGTCCATCCAGCCCGTCGAGTCCTCCGTCTTCGTCTCGTTGATGTCGGAGAGGTTCGGGAGGTTGTACTGCGAGAGCGTTTGCCAGACCGAGTCGAAGACCTGCTTGCGCGTCGACTCGAGCTTCTCGAAGCGTGCCATCTCGTGCTTCGCGACGTCGCGCTTCCCGACGTCGGGGGCCTTGCGCAGGATTGAGGGGGCGGAGGACATCGGTCGTCAGCTGCCGAGGGTCTTCGCGCCGGGGCCGCTTCCGCCGGTGGGGTTCACCTGCGGGTTCGCCGGACCGGGCGTCGTGTTCCCCGCGTACCAGCCACCTGTGTCGCCGGCGAAGACCGTCCGGGAGAACCCCTTCTTCTTGAGCGCTTGGCGGCGGGTGTCCTGCTGCGCCTGCACGACCTCGGCCGAGGAAGCGGTCGCCGGGGCGGCGACGGCGGGCGCGGGCGCGCTCGTTATCGGGGGCGCGACCGCGACGGGCGCGGCGGTCTTGCCTCCGCCCTGCTGCTGCTGCTCGAGCTGGCGGCGCGGCGCTAACCGATGTTGAGGTCTGGCGGGCATAGGCGTTTTAAGCGCTCCGTCGGGAAGAATTGCAATTCCGAAAGCGGGTCGTTGATCCGCGTGAAACCGATCCATCCGAGCTCCCACGGCATGATCGACCACATCCGGGACATGTTCCCCGCCGCGGCGTGGATGAACCACGCGTCGCAGGACGCGCTCGGGAAGAGGTGCGCGACGTCGAGGATCAGGTCGCGGGCGGCCGCGCGGACGACGGGGCGCCCCATCGCAAAGAAGTCCGGCCGCGCGAAGACGAACCCGCTCCGGGCGAGCCACAGGACGTAGTTCTCGAACGAGTCCGCCTGCGGGTTTCGCGCGTAGGCCTCCGCGAGCTTGTCGTAGGGGCTCATCTCTTTCGGACGGGCTTCCCGTCGCGGTAGATTCGTCCGCCGACGAGGGTGTACACGGGCGCGCGACGTTTTTTGATGGATCGCAGTTTCAAGGTCTTCTTCCTCCTCATCGGTTCATTATCACGCGCGGGACCGGCAGACGCGAACCCGGCCGCTGCGAGTTCCAGCCCGCGAGGATCACCTGCGGCTTCGTGTATTGCGGCGCCGACGTGCTCCCCGGGATCAGCCCGCGCTCGTCCGCCTCGGCGAAGGTCCGGAGCGCGTCGCAGCCGTGGGAGTTCTCGTCGTGGACCGGCGTCTCCCGGATGACGCCCGAGCTAGCGTCCTCCTTCGTGTGGTAGCCCTCGAGGCACTGGACGCCGCTCGGCATGTCCCGCCCGTCGTGGTTCCAGACCTGCCCGCAGTTCGTCCGGTGGAAGACGAACCGCGGGAGGATCGAGCGGAGGTGGTTGATCCCGGTCCAGAGGTCGGGCGTACGCGGGACGACGATCACGTTCTTGAGCCCGGCGGCGGCGAGGTGCTCGCGCGGCGACTTGCCCCCGAACTCCTTCGAGTCCGCGTCGTGAGGCAGGTAATGCTTCTCGATCGGGATCCCGTAGGCGTCCTCCCACCCGCGCGCGATCCCGACGTAGTACGCTGGGAGCTGCCCCGAGGAGCAGCGGTAGGCGAGCGCGCAGACGTCGCGGCCGGAGAACTGGATCAGCCACATCGCGGTGAAGTCCGAGTAGCCGATGTCCCAAAAGCAGTAGAGCGGCTTCGCCGGGTCGTGCTCGAAGTCGACGATCCGCTTCTTCGCGCGCAAGGCCGAGATCAGCTTGCCGTAGATCGCGCCCTTGATCACGGCCTCGAACGCCTCCTGCGGCGTCGACGGGAACTCGGACTTCATCGACTCGCCGATCGACGCGTGCTTCTTCGCGTACCAGAACCGCTGGCCCGCGGTGAGAGCGATCCCCTCCTTCTCGAGGTCGCGGAAGTATGCGGCGTGGTCGGGGTCCGGCGCCCATCCCGCCGGCGGCTCGATCGAGTAGGCGCTGTGCTTGTGCCACGCGAAGAAGTGGAACGCCCAGTCGACGATCGTCAGCGGCGCGCGCGCCTCCATCGCGAGCTTCAGGATGTTGTACCAGACGCCGAACTTCCCGCCCTCGTGCGTCGACTCGACGATGATCCGGTTCCCGGCGTGCACCGTGTTCAGCGCGCCCTTCTTGATCTCCTCCGCCTGCTCCGGGTTGTAGTAGCTCGTGTACCCGAGCTCCGTGATCCAAAGGAACTGGAGCGTCCCGCCGCGCATCTTGGTCCCGGCCCAGACCTTCGAGCCGTTGCTCCACTCGAGCTCCTTCGTGTTGTCCGTCACGAGCCAGACCGAGCGCTTGATGAGCGCGCCGATCGCCGCGGTCGTCGACGGGTCCCGCGGGTCGCCCGGGTCGTCGAGGTGCTCGTAGGCGAAGCGGATCTTGTCGAGCTTGCGCTTCGCGTCCTCGTCCGTCTTGTCGATGATCCCGCTCGTCTTGTGCGGCGTGAAGATGTCGAAGTCGAGCATCAGGATCGCGCAGTACGTCGAGATTCCGGGCTGCCGGCACTTGAGGACGGCGTTCAGGTCGTGGAGGTTGTTGTGGAGCTCGCGCTGCTCCCACCGCGGCCGGAACTTGACCTTCTTCCCGTTCTCGTCCTCGACCCAGTAGAGGTTGTTGAGCCGCCACGCCTGCGACGCGAGCCTAGTCGCGATCTCCTGCCTCGCCCGCGCCTCGGCGATCTCCTGCGGGTCGTCGCTCACGTGATGTTGTTGCTCCCGAGGTTGGTCACGAACGTCGACGTCGAGTTGTAGCGGTAGTAGTTGTGGAGCCGGTTGAAGTTCGAGTTCATGTCGAGGTAGAAGTCCGTGTTGAATCCCGAGAGGAGGACGTCGTGGAATATACCGTTCGTGCAGCTCACGAGGTTGAAGGCCGTCAGGACGTTGCCCGTCGATATTCTGACGTCGCCCATGCACGGGGCGTAGCAATTCGCGAAGTAGAAGGCGTCGCCGCCGGCCGCCGTGCAGATGCCGTAGATGTTCGACGCCGTGACCTCGCTGTGCCCGTCGCAGTAGATGATGTACCCGACTCCCTGCGCCGGGTAATTTCCGTTGTCGAGCACCGCGTTGACGATCTCGTGCGCGCCGCAGTTGGAGACGCCCTTGAGGTAGATCATGTAGGGCGAGACCGTGCCGCTCAGGTTGCTGATCAGCATCCCTTGGATGACCTCGCCGGTCAGGGCCGCCAACGCGACGCCCTTGTTCCAGTAGCCCCACTGGACGTTGTCGACCGTCCCGTTGTCGAACGATCCCGCGAGCCGGACGACCGCGCCGCCGCCGGCGACGACGTTCGCGGACGGCAGGTTCGTGGTCGCGTCGTAGGTCGTCACAGTCTCGTAGTTCACCGAGCTGCCCCACGCGTAGACGCCGTCGATGAAGAGGTGCGACGCGTGCCGGAAGGCGACGCCGTCTACGAACCCCGTCCCGCCGACGCCGTCCCCGATGATCCGGATGTTCTGGCACCCTGTCGCCCCGTTCATGATGTCGAAGAAGGCTGGAGGAGTCGTCCCGTAGGTCGCGTAGAAGGCGCCGTAGCCGGTGACGCCCGACGCGGTCGAGAAGGCCATGTCCTTGCAGAAGGCGGCGTTCCTCTGCTGGTCCTGCCCGAGTCCGCCCGTCGAGGTCGAGAGGTTGCACGAGATCGCGTAGGCTCCCCCGGTCCGGAGTATGAACTCCGTCCCCTCCTTGCTCTGACCGCAGAAGCAGATCCGCCCCTGAAACCCGGACGCGGTGATCGAGTCGCTCAGGTAGCGGCCGTCCGGGAAATAGACCGTCGACCGGACGTTCGGCGTAGAGACCAAGGCGGCGGTCACCGCGGCTTGGATCGCGGCCGTGTCGTTCGTCGCCCCGTCCCCGACCGCGCCGTAGTCCTTCACGTTGAAGACGTCGGCGTCCCGCTTCGCGAAGGACCGCGCGGACGCTCCCGTCGTCGCGGGCTTGGACGTCGCCGCCGAGATGTCCCCGAGCGTGATCGTGATCGCCGGCGTCGTCGTCGGGTTGGCCACCGAGCCCGACACACCGTTCGCCGTCACGACCGAGACCGTCGTCACCGTCCCGCCGCCGGCGCCGTTCGAGGCCGCGGTGATCCGCCCCTGAGCGTCGACCGTGATGTTGGCCGACGTGTACGAGCCGGGTGTCACCGCGGTGTTCGCCAGCGAGATCGTCCCCGACGTCGTGATCGGGCCGCCGGTCAGCCCGGTCCCCGTCGCGACCGAGGTCACGGTCCCGCCCGCTCCGGCCGCGGCCCACGCGGGATCGGCGCCCGCGCCGCCGGTCTGGAGTATCTGCCCCGCGGTCCCCGGGTTCAGCACGGTCCAGACGGTCGCGTTGCGGTAGAGAATCTGCCCGCGCGTCGCGCCCAGCGCGGCGTCGATCAGCGCGGTCAGCGTCGTCGGCGTCGGGGCCGCGGAGCCGCCCGAGACGTTCGCCAAGAGGTTCTTGTCGCTGATCGACGCGAGCGAGATCGTGCCGGAGACCGTGATCGGCCCGCCGGTCAACCCGGTGCCGGTCGAGACGCTCGTCACCGTTCCGCCCGCCGACGGGTTGGCCCACGTCGGGTCCGCGCCGGCCCCGAGCGTCTTGAGGAAGAACCCGGACGTCCCGGGGTTGAGCGCCGCCCACGCCGCCGCGCCGCGGTAGAGTATCTGGCCCCGGGAGTTCCCGAGGACGTGGTCGATCAGGTCCGAGAGGGCGGTCGGAGTCGGAGCCGCGCCGCCTCCGGAGATGTTCCCGAGGATCAGGCCGTCGGCGATCGAGGCGAGCGAGATCGTCCCCGAGCTCGTGATCGTCCCGCCCGTGAGTCCGGTCCCCGTCCCGACGCTCGTGACCGTTCCCCCGCCGCCCCCGCCGCTCCCGACCGTTCCGGAGGGCGGCGACGTGTCCGGTATGTTCCCCTGCGCCGTCCGGTCGGTGACGGTCGTCTTGCCTGTGTTCGTGAGCGAGGAAGCGGGCATCTCAGGCCCTCCCCCCGACTACTGCGCCGACGCGGACCGAGCGACCTCGCGCCAGACGATGCCGTCCGAGACCCAGAGGACGGAGATCGCCTTGCCGGTGGTCGGCGCGACCGTCGCCGTCGGTAGGAACCCCGAGCCGAAGGTCGCCGTCACCGTGCCCGCGCCCGAAGCGTTGATGATCGTCACGAGAAACCCGCCGAAGCCGCGGAAGTTAGGCGTGGTGATCGCGATGGTCGCGGAGACCGCCGAGTCGCCGTCGATCCGGACGACCGCTCCGTCGTTGGGGTTGAGGACGAGGGCTGCTGCGCCCGCCACGACGTTGGCCGGAGAGCCCGGCGCGCCGCCGAGCTGCGCGAGGTGGTTGATCGGAAGAGTGAACGGGGTGAAACCGGAGGAGGCCATGGTGGTAGAGGATTGAGTTTCGGACGGTCGATGACCCGCAAGAAGTATAAATCGGGGGACGAGGTCAATCTTATACGACAACCCGCCGGACGTGAGGGAGGAGCAGGTCGCGCTTCTCCCGAGCGTGCTCGATGCCGGGCTTGAAATTGCCCCATCCGTTGCGGACGTTGACGAGCGCGAGCCTCTCCCGCGTCGCGTCGTAGCGCTTCGCGATCCGGTCGAGGCCGCCGAAGATCGACTTGTAGTGGAGCAGCGTGAGCCCTTCGCAGCACGGCCAGTCCCGCCCGACGTGGAAGCGGCGCCCGTTGCGCAAGACCGGGTCGCTCTCGTGCGCGCCGATCCCGAAGCCCGAGTCGACGACGAGTCGGGGAGAGAAGACGACGGGCTTCGCGTACCACTGGTCGTCCGGCGCGCCGCTCGGGGCGAGCTCCGTGATTTGCATCCCCGGGAACTCAGACGCCTCGTGCCACGTGTCGGAGAACATCTCGAAGCCGTGCGGCCGCAGTATGGCGGCGCCGGCGGCGAGCCGAGATTCGAGCAGGCCGCGGAGGTCGCGCGCCCAGACGAGCTCGTCGGCGTCGGCGACGATCACCCAGTCGGCGTCGGAGCCCTGCCAGCAGGAGTTCTTGAGGTCGCGCGCGAGAGCGTCGTTCAACTCGCCGGCGGTGTCCCACGGACGCGCCTCGATCGCGGGATAGAACCCGCAACAAATCAAACCGCTCTTTCCCGCCGGTCCCCCGTCGTGGACTACGATCTCGTCGGCGAAGGCGAGGTAGTGGCGCAGCGACCACTCGATCATCTGCTCGTCGTCGTGCGTGAGGAGGTGGACCTCGATTTTCACGTCACGTCCCCCGTGACGAACGCCCGGGCTTGCTCCTCGGTCTCGCCGAGGTCCCGCATCCGCCGGCGGACGACCGACTCCTGATAGCCCGACAAGTGCCGCGGAACGCGCTGGGCCGGGACAGTCGGCTTTTCCTCGGGTTGCGGGGTCGGAGTGGCCGGTGTCTCGGGAGGGGATCGGAGTTCGTCGTGGTGCAGGAAGATGTGCTTCCGCTCAAGGAGAACCGGGTTGAGCTCCTTCATCCGCGCCCAGATGAACGTGTGGTCGACGTCGCCGCCGTTCTCCTCCGTGAAGTCGGCGCGCCGGACCCAGCGCTCGAACTTGACCCACCACTGCCCGTCGTTGTGGAAATACTCGCTCCAGATCGGCTGGGGCGGGTCGTCTTTCGTGTAGCTCAACGCGTGGCTCATCTTGACGCTCGGCCTGCACTCGAGGCGCCCGTCGCCGTGGACCGTGTACTCCCACGAGATCGTCCCGGGTATCTCCGGGGAGCCGGCGGGCCGGACCGGGATAGAGTCGGCCCACGGGCGGCGGTCTCCGTTCGCGCGGACGCAGACGAAGTGGAGGCGCGCCGGTTTGCACGTCTCGTCGAGGATCGCGACGCCTTCGATCCGGTCGCTCATGCGGTCTTCCTCAAGGCGACTTGCCAGCCCATCCCGATGACCTCGACGCGGCGCGCGTAGCACGCGAGGAAGGCGTCGACGGCCATCTTCGGGCGGTCGACCTCGTCGCGCATCACCTTCCACTCGTAGTCGTCGAAGATCATCACGCCGCCGACCGCGAGCAACTCGAAGGCTAGGACCGCGTCCCGGAGGACGTTCATCGCGTCGTGCGCGGCGTCGACGTAGACGAAGTCGACGAGACGCGGGAGGACGCCGGCGAGGCGCGCAGCGAGGACGCGGTGCGACTCCCCGACGTGGAGCGTCACGCGCGGCGGACCGAAGCGCTTCAGCCGGGCCATCGTCTCGGCGTGTATGCCGGAACAGTCGATGCCGGCGAGGACGTGCTCCTCCGAGCCCTTGAACGTGTCGACGCAGTGGAGCCGCGAGGCGGGGTCGGTCAGGACCTTGTCGAGGAGCCACTCGGCGGACTCGCCACGCCACGTCCCGAGCTCGATCCCGATCGCGCGCGGGTTGCCGACGAGGTGGCCGAGCCACTTGAGGAAGTTAGGGCCGTGCGCCTTCGCGAAGTCGGACGAGAATTGCGCGGCGGGGTGTTCGGAGGCGGGTAGGGTGCTCATTTGACGTGAAATTTGAGATATGCCTCGGCGTCATCCCCGATCCAGCGCCAGAGCTGTAGCATCGACGGGTCGGAGTTCGCCTCGCGCGGGAGGACCGCGGCATGCTCGCCCGAGTAGCCCGCGGCACCGTAGAGGCCCTTGATCCCGACGACCCGGCGCTCGGCCGGCGACTTCGGGAGGGCGAGGAACTTGTTCGCGTCGAGCTGCCACACCCGCGTGTCGAAGAACGGCGACTCGAAGGATCGTATGACGTTGGCGACGTTCTCGAGGAGGTCGCGGTGGACCGCGGTCTGGACGAGCGCCGCGTGGCGGACGTTGCGGCACTCCGACCACCAGCGGCTCCGGGGGTTGTAGTAGACCGCGAAGCCCTCGCCGATCAACTCGTAGCCGCGCTCGATCCCTCCGTGGCACCAGTCGAGCCAGTCGGCGCGGAACCAGTCGTCGTCTTCAAAGAAGGCCACGACGTCGCCCTCGACCTTGCCCGCCTCGATCGCGCCGAGGACCTTATTCGGCATCGGCGCCGGGCCGTCGAGCACGAGCCACTGGTCGGGCTTGCGCGTCTGCCGCTCGAGGTACTTGCGGCACAATTCCATCGCCTCGGGGCGCTGGTAGGTCGCCGTGATAGCAGTCACCTTCATCGGCGGATAAGCTCGGCGAGGGCGGCCAGCAGTACGAGCACGATCGCCGCGAACGCGAAGGCGGCGGCGGCGATCCACCAGCGGAAGTTCCACCGCGCCTCCCCGGCGAGGAAGGAGGCGAACGCGAGCGCGAAGAGGATTGCCGCGGCGACGATCACGTGAACTTGCGCTCGCACTCCATCCGTCGGAGGCACGCGAGCGGGGTCTCTCCGGGTTTGAGTTCGTAGCCGCAGCCCGTTGTGCCGCCCTTCCATGAGCCCGATCGCTCGCCGACCTCGCCGTCGAACTCCACCCAGATGCACGTCCTCGTCATCGTGAGGAACGGAGCCCACTTCCGGCGCCAGACCATCCGGTCGACGTGGTAGGTCGCGATCCTCCTTTGCACTTCCCCGCTCCGGAGGACGTAGGTGAAGTCCGCCTTCGCGCAGTTCGCGGCCTCGGCCTTGTCCCGCGCAGCCCGACGCTCGTCCCACTTCCCTCTCTCGGTCCCGTATTCGATCCAGAAGGGATTGAGGTCTAGCGTGAGTATCTCGGTCGAGTAGTGGTTGAACGCGAAGAACGGCCAGCTCCACGACCAGTAGCCGGCGCCCCATCGCCAGACGATCTGGTTGTCGATCGTGTAGAAGCCGTAGACCGGCTCGTTGTCGCGCATGCAGCCATCCCCGCGGCGCGCCGTCGGCAGGTGGATGTAGAACCCGACGATCATGAGTTGGACGATGAGCGTGTTGTGGGAGAACATCCCGGCGGGACAATACTCTAGGGCGGCCTTCCAGTGGCGAGGGTGCCACGCGATCTCTCCCCACGTGAAGCGGGTGTCGTGTTTGTGGCCGACGAATCGGCGGAGCGCGAGTGAAGCGGTCATTTGGATTTTGGGGTGAACAGCACAGCGCCGGGACCGCAGGGGCCCGAGCGCATGGAGACGCAGGTCTGGACCTCGGTCGAGACCTTCTTCCCGGTCGCGACATGGAAGGTCGGCGCGTCGCACATCCAGTCGGCGCCGTCCGGAACGGTCACGACGGTCCCGGTCTTCGGCTTGGAGGCGGTGCAGTGGGAGCAGTCTTTGCAGAACTTCATGTTGAGGATGGGTGTAGGGCGCGAAGTGCGATGTCGATCCGGTCGTTCTCGAGCTTCAGGGCGGAGAAGCGCTTGTTCAGCGACGCCAGCTCCTGAAGGTTCCGCTCGCGCTTCCCGCGCAGGATCTCCGCGGGGTCGATCTCAGACGACGGCGGGACGCGCCGAGGGTCGACGTTGACGTCGCTCGCCGGCGGCTCGCCGTCGCAGGGCGGGTGCTCGTCGATCGTTCCTTTGTCGTCGAGGACGAGGCGCAACTTCATGATGTCGCAGTGCTGCGGGGACGCCGCGCCCTGCCAGACGATCATCGCGCCGCGCGACTTCTCCCTCGGTTGGAGCTTGACCGTGCCCGGCCGCTTGGTGTCCGCGTGGACCACACGGTCTCCCTTCCTGAGGTTGTTGCGGAACTCGGCCATGGTCAGTCGAGGGGACGGCGCCGGCGCTTCCGCCGCGCGGTGAACTCGTGGAACGCTACGGCCCCGACGAACGAGACGACGAAGAGCGCCGCGCAAAGGATCACCGCTAGCTTCGACTCGGGTCTCACGGGGAGCCTTTCCGGAAGGCGCGCGTGCCGCAGTTCTCGCGGTCGATCGGCCAAGCCTCGGCGAAGAGCGCCCACGGGCGCCAGCGGTCGCTCCACGGGAAGCCGATCGCCTCGTGCGCCATGTCGATCGCGAGCCCGAACTCGGGCGTCTCCGGCCCGTGGTACTGGTGCTCCTTGCCCTGCCCGGCCGGGTTGACGTCGTGGAAGAGCATGAACCCGCCGCGGCGGACCCGCTCTCCGTATTGAACCGTGTCGAGTATGACGTGGTTCATGCAGTGGCAGCCGTCGACCCAGATGAGGTCGAAGTCCGTCCCGACCTGACCGAACACTTCGGCCGAGTCTCCTATCACGACTGTCCCGCTCGTATTCCCGATGCCCGGTACGTAGCGCGGACGGGTCTTCCCTTCGTCAGGGTCGATCCCGACGTAGGTCAACCCCCACGGGTTCCGCGCGCAGAAGAGTTCGATCCCCTTAGCGGTCCCGCCGTCGTGCATCCCGATTTCCAACACGCGAACATGGCGACTCTCGCGTTCCGCGGTCGCGCAGCACTCCGAGAGGCACTTCTCGAGGACCGAGACGTCCTCGTTGACGATCGCGCCGTAGCCGCACTGGAAGGGCTCGCCGCTCATGACTTGCCCCTCAAGCAAAAGAACCCGATGACCAAGATCGTCGCGAGCACCGCGATCGTTGACCAGCAGACGCGGAGCGCTCTCTCCCTCGCTTGGCGCCTGAGCACCGCCTGTTCGAGCAACGCGCGAGTCTTCGCTCCGCCCGGTCCCCAGCCGTTCTTCTCTTTCCATTCGCGTGAGGTCATTTTGTCTTCATCGGCGGGTTCTTCGCGTGGTGGACCGAAGGCTCGGGGAGGACGCCCTTCGGCAGGAAGTGGGAGAAGACCGCGAACGCCGAGCGCGCGCCGACGAGCGACCCGTGCGGCCGCGGCTCGGGCTTCTGCCCGATATGGCGCAGCACGTCGTCGAGCTGCGGCCATCCGCCCTTGCCGTTCGTCTTCGGGATCTTGAGCGGCTGCACCGCGCGCATCAGGCACACGTTCTTCGTGATCTCGAAGCGGTCGGGAAGTCCCGCGCGCCGGAACTCCCCGCGCATGATCTTGCAGTCGTGCTGCGCGCCGTAGGCGACGACGACGTAGCCGGCCTCGATCAGGGTCGCGTACTTCTGCAGCACGTCGCGCACGTCGAGGCCATCGGCCGCTAGCCGCTCGTCGGTCAGGCCGTTCACGGCCGCCGCCTCGGTCGTCATCTTCCATCCGTCGGGCTTGACGAGGAACTCGTGCTCGGCCTCGACCTTGATCTCGGGCGTCAGTACGGGGTCGGCAGACGGGATGACGTCGACCATAACCACGCCAAGGGACGCGAGCCGCGGCTGGCTCGGGTCGTCCGCCGGTTTCTTGTAGTCCGGGAGGCCGTTGGTCTCCGCGTCGATGATCGCGTATTTCATGGCGTGGTTAGGTTGGGGGTTTCGGGCAGGTCCTCCGCCGGGATCGGCGGCCACGGTTGGTCGAGGGCCGGGTAGGTCTTCTCAGGATCCCAGCTCCCGTTTGCGTGCTGGCGCGCCGGTTCAACCTGACGCAGGCGCACGACCGTGTCCGCGATGATCCCGATCCCCGCGCACCGGCAGAGGTAGTCGAGGAAGAAGTCCTCGGAGAGGAGGTCCTGCTCGACGTTCGTGATCTGGTAGAACGCGGCGACCATCTCGCCGGTCTCGCGCTCGCGGTAGAGGATCGTCGGCTTCTTCTTCGCGAGCGGCTCGTCCCCGAAGATGCGCCGGAGCTCGCGGAAGACGACGCGGTTGTAGGCCTTGAACCCGCCGCCGAGCTCGGCGACCTGCAGGAGGCCGCCGGACTGGATGACCGCGCCGTTCAGCCAATTCGCGACCCACTTCGGGCGTCGAGCACCGGGCTCGCGCTTGCAGTAGAGGCCGCCGCACACCGGCTGACCCTGCGAGAGGATGCGGAGGACCGCGTCGGCGTTCGTCCCCTTCGCGTCGTGGAGGTCCGAGTCCCACGGGAAGAACCACGTGAGGTCGGTCTTCATGAACTCGTGGACGAGGCGGTTGCGGGCGGAGCACAAGCCGCCGCACGCCGCGGCGAACTCGAAGGTGAAGTTGTGCTCGGCCTTCCGATCGACGAGCTCTCGCAGCGTCCGCCCGATCTGCGGGACTTGGCGGTCGAGGTCCTCGGCCGTCCCGTCGAAGTGCTTCAGCGGGGTGGCGATCATAACGCCGACGCGCTTCCGCTTCGGCGGCTCTGCGATCAACCCCGTCGACTTGCACGGGTTGGCGTCGAGGATCTCGGCGGCGCGCTTGACCTCCGAGGTCGGGAACGGCACGACCGGGTTCTCCGCCGGCGGCGCCTCTGTCTTTGGTTGGTCGGTCATGGTTGTTGCTCGCCCGGGGGCGAAAGGTTTCAGCGGCGTCCGTCGTCGTGCGTGATGATGTAGACGAAGACCGCGAGGATGACGACGATCGCGCCGAGGCCGATCGCCTCCGCCAACATTGGGTGCGCGCGGTCGAAGAAGGCGCTCATGGGCGTCCCGACGGGCGGGGGATCGGCTTGCGCGGGTTGGAGTCGATCGCGGACGAGGTGAGGACCAGCCCGTGGCCGTTCGCCTTCGCGAGCATCCCGGACTTGCGGAGGAAGTTGACCTTCTGCTGCGCCGCGTTCGCCGCGATACCCATGTGCTCGGCGAGCTCGCGGTGGCTCGGCCCGACCGTCACGATCCGCTGCTTCGCGCGGATGAAGTCGAGGGCCTCCTGCTGGCGGGCGGTCATGGGAGCGGACGGTAGGCGTGGACACGGTCCGCGTTCAACTCAAATCTTTTCCTTCTTCCCGCCGTCGACCGAAGCCACGAGCTGCGCGAACGTGAACGCGAGCGGTCCGCCGTCCGGTCCCGTTATCGCCTGCGCCGGTTTCCCGTGGACCGAGTCGCGCAAGACCTCGACCGTCCGAAGGAGCTCGCCCTTCTTCCGGAGGTTGCCCTTCGCGAGCTCGTCGAGGAGCTGGTCGGTCGCGATCGGGAGCATCGCGCGGCACTCCTGCTTGAAGTCGTAGTCGACCGCGCGCTGGAGCCGCGCCTTGCGCTTGGCCTCGTCGGTCAACCTCGGTCGGCCCGGGCTCTTCGGCGGCGGGTTGTCCGGACCGAAACTCGTCTTCGTTCGTGGCATCGCGCGGACGTTCTCCGCGCTTTATGGCGCTTTTTCAAGCGGAGAGAGAGGCAAAGCACTTTTCACGAGGCGGCGCGCGATCCACTCCGAGCAAGGGACGGCGACGGCGTTCCCGCACATCCGGTAGCGGACCGAGTCGGCGAACCCCGCGGTCCAGTCGTCGGGGAAGCCTTGGAGCCGCTCGCACTCTCGGGGCGTGAGCCTGCGAACGGAGGTCGTCGCGACGAGCGGGCGCGAGTCGGAGGTCTCGCCGGAGTTGGCTCCGTTGAGCGCTGGCGAGATCGGCTCGGGCTGGCCTCGTCCGTTGCGGGCGATCCGCGCTTGAAAGGCGACGTTCCACGGCTTCGTGGCGTCGAGGGCCCCGACCTTGTCGGTCATCGCGTGGGGAGCTCGTTCGGGTCTTCCGACCTTCGGCTCGGGCCCTCGGTTGCGGGCGGAGAACGCCACGGCTTGAACCTCGGCTCGGGCCTCGAGCGTGTAGGCGGTGTCCTTCGACGACACGCCGACCCCGTCGGGCCCGCTCTCGGGGTTCTCCCGAACCGATCCCGCTTGGATCGCGATGGCTGGCGCGTGCGCTCCCGAGGCGAGCGGGTGACACGGTCCGCCCGGTTGCGGGTTGCTCCGGTTGTCGGGGTTCGTGATCTGCGTCGCGTCGAAGGCGATCGCTGGCATGACGCCGCCGTTCTCGTGGCTCGCGTCGTGGTTGCCAGCGCGCAGCGTCGGGGAAAGTTCGCCAGCGTCCGCGCCCGAGTCCTTCGCGGAGAACGCGACGGGGCGCTTTTTGTAGCGGCCCTCGTTGAAGTCGAAGACCTTCCCCGCGTCGGGTCCGATGGTCGGCTCGATCATGACGTTCCAGTAACCGTCGGGAGAATCGCAGCGCGGGCACTTCGTCGCGTGCTCGGTCTGGTGCCCGAAGTGCGAGCAGTCGCCGCACTTGTAGGCGTCGCCCTTCGACCGCTCGGTCGCGACGACGTTGTAGAGCCGGAAGTTCCCCTTGCCCTCGTGCGTGTAGGTCTTGCCCTCGCTCGCGGAGATCGGGTCCGAGACCTCGGGGATGAGGTTCTGCTCCGTCGCGTTGTTGCGCTGCCCGCGCTCGGCGGTCAGGCTTCGGGCGACTTGCGGGACGAGCTGGTTCGACACCGCGTCTTGCAGCGTCGCGGAGCCCGCGGAGTGTCCGTCCCCTCCCGAGGTGAGCGCTCCGGCGACGTAGGTCTGGTCGCTCCCGTCGTTGTAGCCGTCGCGTCCGGCGCAAAGGGATCGGGCGACGGCGGGGACGAGTCCGCCGTCGAGCTCGTGGTCGGTCCCGAGCCCGCCACCCCCGCTAGGGCGCGAGCTAATTGTTCCGGAAGGTCTTTGCCCCGCTTCTCGGCGCGGCGGAGGATGCCCGCGCAGGCCTTCTTGGAGAGAAAGTATTTCGGCGCAACGCTCGGCTCCAGCATCGCCGCGAGCGAACACGCCGAAGATCCTTCGGCGGCGCTGGGCCACTCCGAAGTGCTGAGCGTCAAGCAGTCGCCACGCTCCAGAATACCCGATCCGGTCCAGCTCAACGAGGACGGCGAGGAAGTCTCGCCCGTTGTTGGAAGAGAGAAGTCCGGGAACATTCTCCCAAACGAGGAAAGCAGGTTGGAGTTCATTGGTAATTCTGGTGAGCTGGTAGAAGAGGCCCGAGCGCTTGCCCGCGAGACCCGCGCGGAGCCCCTCGACCGAGAGGTCCTGACAAGGGAAGCCCCCGACGACGATGTCGCACGGCGGCAGGTTGTGCTTCCCGACGGTGCAAACGTCGTCGAAGACTTGAGCCTTCGGGAACTTCGCGGCGAGGAGCTTGCGGCAGTTCGCGTCGCGCTCGACGACGGCGACCGTCTCGATCCCCGCGCGCTCGAAGCCGAGGTCGAAGCCGCCGATTCCGGCGAAGAGGGAGACGAGTCGAAGTGGCGGCTTAGGCGGCGCGAGCATTGAGGATCGTTGCGAGTTCGAGTCCCGTCTTGTAGGTCTTGTCGGCGAGGGAGTCGGACGCTTGAAGGGCGACGCCGAAGGTGCATTCCGAGGAGTCGTCCGGCTCCTGACCGTCCTCGCCGCAGCAGAACATGTCGAGCCCGCTCGCGACCTCCTTGCGCCAGTTGAACATCCCGCCGCCTTGGTGCTGGAGTTGGAACCCCGCCGCCGAGAGCGCGCGACCGACGCGCGCGCCGAAGAACCGGAACGCCTTGAACGCGCGGTCCCAGAGCTCGCCGTCCGTGTCGCTCTGAAGGTCCATCTCGCGCCCGACGACCGCGAGGAAGGCGGCTGCCATCACCTCGTTGGCGTCGCAATGGTCGTGCGAGTGGCAGATGTTCGGGTTGCGCTCTTTCGCGTTGTCGTCGCTGATCGCGTCCATCTTTTCCGAGGAAAGTTCGGCGGCGAGGAGGTTCGTGAACTTGGCCGAGATTTCGTAGGCCGTGATGTAAGTGCTCATTTTGATCGTTATTCAGTGGTCGGTAGTTTCTCCGGAACGTCCGGATTGCCCCGAGGGTTGCCCAGTTGTTAGCAGGGGTCAACACCTATCTTCGGAGGATCGACCGGGCGAACTCCGGGGAGAATACCTCGAGGAGGTGGGCCGCAAACCGCTTGGCCACCTCGGCGTGCAGGAAGGCGAGCCGCTCCTCGGGCGTCTTGAAGCGGTCGACGTCGACCTCCCAGTCGAGCTTGGTTTCGTTGAGGGCGAAGACGAACCGGACGCGGAGCGAGTTCGTCGGGTATTGCTCGAAGAAAAAGCACTTCCCTTCGAGCCGGTTCGAGCGGATCTGGACGACGTCGACGAGGGAATCCTCGGCGGCTTGGCGCATCTCGCGGAGGAGGCGGACCGACTCGTCGGTCGGGGCGCGCCTCTCGGTTACTGTTCTCGTCTCTTGGACGTCTACGGCCCGGGGGCCGGTTTGGTAGGTGTCGAACATAAAGGGGGAGTTTTGCGCGGGTCGTTAGCCGAGCACCATGCCCGCCACGCGTCGTTCGTCCGCATGTCGGAGTCGGCCGGCTGGGCGTCGAGGAAGCGGTAGGCGGCGAGGACGACTAGGCCGCTTCCTCCGCCCGATCGGCGCACGAAGCAGCGCGTGGGGCCGTCGATCAGCAGGTATGCGAAGAGCTCCTCGTCCGAGCGGGGCTCATCCTCGAGCTCGTTGCAGGCGTCCCACGTGTTCTTCGTGCGGCTCTTCGTGACACGCAGCAAAAGCGGCGTCCGCCCGAGGTTGAGCGTCACGTTCCGGGCGGGTCCGTCCTGAAACATCGTGCTCATCGGTAGAAAAGCGAAGCGCGACGGCGGAGAGCGCGCAGCCGCTTCCGGGTCAACTTGCCTCCTCGGAACCCGCGAATCCAAGACCAAAGACGGCAAAACCTGCGCGCCTTCTCGAGGAGCCTCTCCTCCCAGATAGGAGCGATCCCGCCGCGGCGGTTGATCACGTGCGGCCGCTCCCAGCTTCCCCAGCCCGGCATCAGGTGCCCGAGCGTCTGGCGCGTCGTTCCGAGATATTGCGCGACCGCCGGCCGGTCTTGAATGTGTTCCATCCCGGTCATGTTTTTCGGAAGAGGTCGTTCGGGTCGCGCTCGGCGTTCGCCGTCCCGATCTGTTGGCGGAGCTCGCACTCGTAGGCGTCGAGCTTACGCTTGAGCCACCGCTCCTGCGTGCTCTTCACTCGGTAGCAGGCGTGTCCGAGCACCCAGTGCGCGCCGTAGGACGCGAAGCCGCACTTCGGGCAACCGGCGCCCGTCTCGCCGGACGGTTGCGGCGGGCGGCGGTCGAAAACCCACTCGCAAGACGCGCAAATCCGGAGACGCGCTCCCCTTTGCTTGCTCGCCGTCCTCACATCCCGTTCCTCCGAGGCCCGTGGACCGGGTGCGGCGCCGTGCAAACCGGCGCGGCGAACTCTTTCGCCTCCTTCGCGGGGTCGTAGGGCGTAGGGGACGCGAAGTTCGCGGGCGACCGGAAGACGACCTCGCCCGTCGGGAGCTTCACGCCGAGGTGCGGCAGCGAGACGTAGTCGCCGCTCGAACCCTTGCGGAAGGCCTCGTTCGCGTTCTCCCAGCCGTCCTTGAACGCCTCCGGAAGGGTCTTCCCTTGCCCCTTGATCTGCGTCGCCTCCTTCGTCGAGTCGTTGCGGATCCAGATGGTGAACATCACGACCTCGTCAGCCATTGGGTTTGTCCTCCTTCTTCTCCTCGGGCGCGGCCGGCTTCGGGCTCGGGAGGATCGAGAGCGCCTCGTCGATGTTCGCCACCTCGCGGAGGGCGTCGGCGCGGAAGGCGAAGTTTCCGCCCATCTCCGCGAAGAGGGCGAACGCCTCCCGGGCGGAGCGGAGCGCCTTGTCGGCGACCGCGTCGTGGACGAGCTTCTGCGCGATCAGCCTCGCTGTCTGCTTGTTCAGCCTCTCGTTCTCCTTGGTCGATCCGTCCATCGCCTTCTTGAGGTTGAACATCTCGGAGACGGACATGAGGACCCAGCCGTCGTGGATCCCCATCTTGTGGAGGAGTTGGGCGCGTTGCTTCGCGTCTAAGTGGAGCGGGCCTCCGTGGTTGCTGCCGTTAACTTGGTTCATGCGAGCCTTTCGTAGGCGAGGAGCTCGTCGAGTCGCTCGACGGCCTCCGCGCGGGTGATCGTTTTGCCCTCGTATTTGTGCGCGTAGAAACCGGCCACGTAGGGCTGGAACCACGGCGAGTGTTCGAGGAAGTAGGGGATCTGCGGGTTGAGCCGCGTCTGGACCGTCAGGTGGCAGCGCTGGCAAAGCGGGAGGAGGTTCCACCACTCGCAGTTCGACTTGTTCCCGTCGAGGTGGTGGACCGTTAGGATGCGCCATTGAGCGACGACGCCGGCGCAGCCCGGGACCGATCCGCGCGCCACCGCCTTCGCGACTTGCGCGGCCGTGAGCGACTCGTTCGGGACGGGCTCGACTCCGGCCGCGAAGAGGTAGCCGAGCGGGCCTCCGTGTCGGCAGCGCTCGTCGCAGAGAGACCATTCGCCCTTGCCGTGGTCCCCGGTCTTGTAGCGGTGCCCGCAGCGGACGCAGCGGTGGCCAGCCTCCGCCCGGACGCGGTCGCCTATCTCGTCCCAGTTCGGGGGGTATTCTCCGCTGATCGGGAGGCGCGCGGTCACGCGACCTCCTTCAGCTTCGGGTCGAGCTTGAAGAGGAGGTCGTTCGTCGCGAGGCGGAAGTCGGCGTCCTCTCGGCGGCGGCGCTCGACCTTGCGGACGGCGAACATCGACGTGCCGTGGTTCTCGAAGCCGAAGAGCGACGCGATGTCCGGGTGCGAGATCGGGTAGAGCCCCTGCATGAAGGGCTGCGTCGTCTTGACGAGGCGGCGGCAGAGCCACATCGCGACGTGGCGGGCCTCCGCGAGCGGGCGCTGCTTGTGGCGCGACTCGAGGTCGGCGACCGGGAACCCGTAGGTCTCGCCGGTCAGCTTCTTAATCTTGGCGACCTCTTCGCGCGCGGCCTCGCCGATGAAGGGGGCGGAGTTTTTGTGGGGTCTCGGTTTTGTTGCGATCATTGGTTCGGGTTCTCCTGTTCGTTGCCTAGCTCCTCGGCGATCGAGCCGTCGGCGTCCGCCGCGGCGCGCTCGGCGTCGGTTAAAACTTTGAGCTCCATCCCGTAGTTGTTCGCGCCGTCGGCGACGACCGCGTCCGGGCGCGGGACGAGCTTGTTCCCCCGGAAAATCTTGTAGTTGACGTGGTGCTGCCAGCGGCCCCACTTCCAGACGATCTCGACGAGCTCGGGGTGCTGCGCCTTGAGCGACTCGGCCATCAGGAGCCGCCCGTCCTTCTCGCCCTCCTTGATCTTGTAGAGCGCGTCCGTGTTCCCGCCCTTCATCGTCATCGTCGTGATCTTGTAGGCGAGGAAGGCGTTGAAGAGGACCGAGCAAAAGCCGTCCTTGAGGAGCCGGATCGAGAGGTCCGTGTCCTCGTTGTAGCGACCGCGCCAGCGGTGCGGGAGGTCGTTCCGCAGCAGGATGCACGAGTAGATCCGCGTGTTGAGCGTGAACGGCGGGATGACCGTCTTGCGGCTCGCGAACATGAAATACTGCATCCCCGCGATCGCGACGTTCTCGTAGCGGTCGACGAAGTCCTCGGCCGCCCGGAAGGTCGCGCCCGAGCCGCAGGGGACCTTGAGGTTGTCGTGGAGCCGGTAGAATCCGTCGATGTTGTCGTCGAGGATCCAGTGCCGCGCGGCGCCCGAGGCCTTCGCGTGCTCCCAGACCCAGTTCCGGGCCGGGATCGAGCCTTGCCCGAGGTTCGAGAACGGGAGGACGAGGATCGTGTGATTTTTCTGCCCCTCCATCGCGGCGCGGTAGTTTTCCTCCTCCTGTGGCTCGACCACGATCGAGAAAGGGATCCCGAGCTTCTCGAGCGCGTCTGCCGTCAGGCGCTTCTCGTAGCGGCCCTTCGATATCACGTAAACCGGGTATTTCGGGAGGACCTTCTCCTCCGTCGCGTAGAGCTTGTCGACGTAGCGCCGGATCTCGGCCTTCGGGAACCAGACCGAGCGCGTGTCGTCCGTGATCGTCTGGCCGAGGAGCTCGGCGAGCTTCTTCCGGTCCTCGCGGTTGCGGACGTGAACCGGGATCGTCTGCCAGGGGCTCTCGTCGCGTTGCTCGAAGTCGGGCATCCCCTTCCACTTCTCCTTCCAGTCGGGATCGACGGAGAGCAGGTCGAGCTGCTCGGGCTCTTTGAAGCCCGGCAGGCCGGTCTGTCCCGGGGCGTCGGTCGTCGGAAGTTCTACTGGGGGGGGGCTGGATGGATCGGTCATTTGATTGCGAGGAACTCCCGCAGGCGTTTTTTCGCGCGGAAGCGGTTGAAGTCGTCGTTCCACCACGTCGAGATCCCCGACGGGTGAGGGAAGACGAGGAAATAGCGCCAGAAGCCCTTCTCGTCGTTGCGGCTCTTGCGCTCTTCGAGGAACTCGGCCCGGACGCCGAAGCAGCCGGCGACCTCTTTCCCGAGCAGGACGTAGTGCGTGAACTCCTCGCGGGCGAGCATCTCGGCCGCGGTCCGCGCGCCCTCCTCGCGCGAGAAGGAGTCTCCCTTGCCGCTCTTCCCGTTGAAACGGGCGTTGAGGTTCCGGCGGGCGTAGCCGTTGAACCACAGACTGAGCTTCCAGCCGCCGAGGTCCCCGAGTTTCTTCCCGATCGCCCCGGTGATCGCGAGCTTCGCGCAATAGCGCTCGGCGAACGGTTCGGGCGGAGAGTAACCGGCGCGCTCCGAAATGCCGAGGGCCTTCTCCCAGACGGTCGCGTTCGGACCTTGCCCGACGAAGACGACGTTGCCGGGCGACGCCGGCGGAAATTGTTCGGAGGCGCTCATCCGAAGAGGTCGAGCTGGCCGGCGGGGGCCGGTTTGCTCTTTTTGGGCTTCTCCTCGCCGATCGCGAGCCGGACGTCCTGCCGCGTCACGGGCGGCGGGGAATTTTCCCCGATGTTCACTTTTTCGAGCTTGGCCGAGGTCGCGATCGAGGCTGCCGCAGGCTGGCTTTGCGCCGTTTCCCTGCGAACCACGGGCGCGTCGTCCCACGGCGGGTCGTCGGAAGGGGTAGCGAACACCACGGCCTGCGGTTCCGGCTTCGGTTGGTCTGCGATGTGGCCGAGGCGGGCGAGTTGCCAGCCCCGGCGGTAGTCCGCCCCGTTGTTCGCGTCGTTGTAGCGCGCCTCGTCCTTCTTCCCGGCGAGGAAGTCGGCCCGGCCATCGTCTGCGTCTTGGATGTTCAAAAGTTGCAGAAAGGTTGGCGGAAAACCGGGGTGGAAAGGGCGTCGATCGCGCGTTCGTTCGGTGTCAGCCGAGCCTTCGCAGGCCGGCGGCGTTGATCGCGAATACGTAATAGCCTGATCCACGTAAAAGGACGGTTCCGAGTCGCTTCAATCGCAGATTGCGTGCGGCAATCAAATCGCCGCCAAACACGACCAGCGTGCCGAGGTCAGCGGATTCGAGCAGCACCTTATGCTGCGTTGCTGTGAGGGTGGGTTTCTTGCTCATAGGCTTCGTTCTACAACCTCACGGCTGAAGCTCGGGCTCGTTGATCGCGTCGGCGAGGTCGTTGTAGTCCGCAATATAAGCGTACTGCTGTCCCGCGAAGAAACCGCGGGCGTAGTCGTTGACGAACGGGTTGTTGAACGTGGCGTAAAACTCCCACGTGCGCGAGTTGTAGAGGCGCTGCTGGGTGTTGAGTAGCACCTGCCGGGGACCGGCGTCCGAGAGCTGCGCCGTGCCGGCGAGGAAGGCGAGCCCGAGGATCGCGAGGGTGATGAGTTTGGATTTCATGGTTTTTCCTGTTTTTCCTGATCGTTGTTTTCCTGCGCAAAGCGGAGCCGCTCGACGAGCTCGTCGGGCAACTGGCCGCGATATTTGAACGCTACTTTCTGCGCCAAAGCCGCCTGCTTGCGGGAGAGCCCGCGCGGGTCCATCGCCTGAGCCGCGAGCGAGTGCCCGATCCGGACGTCGATCTTCGAGAAGCCGGAGCCGTCCCACGAGGACGCACCATCGCACATCGCCTTGAGTCGCACGATCGCCTCGGCCGCGGCCTCGCGCTGGGCGTCTGTCATACGGTTCGCCAGCGCTTCGAGGTTGGCGCGCTCCGGCGACTTCGCGACCTCGGGCTCGGCGGACTTCTTGGCCGCGACGACGTCGAGCGCCTTGTCGATGACGTCCTGCTTCGAGATGATCCGGCGCGCGATCGTCGCGTCGAGGGAGCCCTCGAGGACGAGGTGCTGGACGAGGACCGAGTCCTTCTGTCCGATGCGGTGGCAGCGGTCCTCCGCCTGCGACACGTTGCCCGGGACCCAGTCGAGCTCGCAGAAGACGACGTGCGCCGCGGCGGTCAGCGTGATCCCGACCCCGGCCGCCATGATCGAGCCGATGAAGAGCTTGCACTCCGGGTCCTTCTGGAAGCGGTCGACCGCGTCCTGCCGCTCTTGCATCGGGGTGTCCCCGACGAGCGAGACCGCGGCGTCGCCGAACTTCTCGGCGATCGCGCGGACGACGGTCTTGTGGTGCGCGAAGACGACGACCTTCCCTGACTCCTCTACCGCCTCCTCGAGGTGCTCGACGCAGAGCGGGATCTTCGCCTCGGCGGTCGCGCGGCGGAGCTCGGAGAGTCCCTCGAAGCGCGCCTGTTGGCCCTTGCGCAGCTTCTTGACGGCGTCCTCGTAGGCGTTCGGGTCGTCGGACGCGGCGGCGAGCTCGACCTCGGCCTCGAGCTCGTCGACTCCCTCGTAGACCTCCATCTCCTGCTTGACGAGGTGGGCCATCGCGGGGGTCGCGGGGAACTCGATCACCTGACGGCGCTTCGGGGGGAGCTCGGTCAGCACGTCCTTCTTGAGGCGGCGGACCATGATCGTGCTCCGGAGTTTGTCCTGCAATTCGTCGAGGTGGCTCGCGCCGTTGAACTCCCAGCCGAAGCCGTTGTGGTGGGCGCCGCAATTTTTAGACGCAAGACCCCACGCGACATAGTTGCCGGTCGTCGTCGTCATAGAAATTACTTCGCCCTCGCCGTCGGGCCAGATTCCGACGACGCGCTCGGGCGACTTGAATCGCGTGGTGAGGATCGAGCTTTCAAGATGCCCGAGCTTGTTCGGCTGCACAAACCGGCGGAAGCGGATCGCGGCGGCGCGTCCCCCCGTGATCGAAATGCGATCCGGATATTTCGTAAACGCGAAGCCGAGGTTCGTTAGCGCGTCCTGAATCTTCTGGTAGACGAGCGGGTTCGCAATCGGGCATTGTGCGATCTGGGGCCACGTTCCCTCGCCATCGTAGACGCCCGCGAGCCACGCCGCGTCCCGGAGTTTGTCGCCGCTCAACTCGGGTTCGACGTCGACAACGCGGACGAGCGTCCGGTCGATCTGAACCGAGACCCACTTCGCACGCTCCTCGTTGCAAAGCGAATTGAGCCAGAGGTGGTCCGGCGTGCAGCGGATTATCTTCCCGCTTTCGAGCATAACTTTGACGATCGGCGCGATCCGCCGGTTTACCGCGACGACGGTCGACTTGCAAAGGGTGTCCATGCCGTTGCCCTTCTTGGCGCGGCTACCCGGTTCGGCCTTCCGCCATCCGATAATCTCGTCGCCGACCTTTATCTCGCCGAGCGGGCGAAACGAAAAATCCGACATCCAGATCGGGGCCTCGGGAGGGTTGCAGTAGCGCTGCTTGAATTTCCATTCGTTGCCCCACGTCACGGGGTCGAGGTAGGAGATCAACGGGAAGAGCTCGACCGGCTTGTTCGCGATCGGGGTTCCGGAGAGGAGGATCCGCTTCTTCGCGGCGAGTCCGGGGACGTCGACCATCCCGGACGCCTTCTCCTTCTTCGTCGCCTTCGATCCGAAGACCATCTGCGTGCGGCGGGCGCCGGGGTTCTTGAGGAAGTGCGCCTCGTCGCAGATCAGGGCGTCCCAGTCGGTCGTCCGGAGCGTCTCCTCGTGCTTGTGGAGGACGTCGTAGTTGACGATCGTCACCCCGTCGGCAAGCGCGGCGAAGAGCTTCGAGTCGGCGACGAGGATCGGGCGCTTGCGGACGCACCAGCGCTCGAGCTCGCGCTTCCAGTTGAGCTTGAGGGAGGCGGGGCAAATGACGAGGACGCGCTTCAGCTCGGGGCAGGCGTTGAGGATCCCGATCGCCTGAATGGTCTTCCCGAGGCCCATCTCGTCGCCGATCAGGACGGCGGGGCGCTCGAAGCCGAAGGCTATCCCCGCGCGCTGGTAGCCGAGGTAGGCGTAGCCGTCGGGCGCGGGGACGTTGATGTCCGCGTCGGTCGCTCGGGAGAGGGCCTTCGCGTTCTCGCGCGAGACGACGATCTTATCGGGGAGCTTCTCCCACTTCGAGATCTGCCACTTGCCGCGGAACTCGCCGAGCGAGTAGCCGGCGGACTTGAGGGCGTCCTTCTCCTCGCGCCAGAGCGCGAAGACCATCTCGTTCGCGTCGGCGGAGGAGACGAGGCGCGGGCCGAGCTTCGTGGAGACCTCGCGGGGCTCGGACCACTTGAGCGCGCCGAGGACGTCGTCGCGGGTCGGCTTCTTGTCGGCTACCGGGGTGGGGCCGTCGAAGTCGTCGTCGAGTCGTCCGGCGCTCATGAGGCCCTCCGGTCTTCGAGCGGGAGCTCGTTCTGCGTGGGTTTGTGGAAGACGAGCGCGACGACGCGAACCGTCTTCCCGGTGATCGGGTCGATCTCCGAGTCGACCTCCGCGAGGAGGCCGTCCTTGACTAGCTCCGTGATCCGCGGGCGCACCGAGTTCATGTCCGCGAACCCGAGCGAGGTCATCACCTGACGGTCGGTCGCGCGGGCGCGGAACGCGCGGCGGACGGCCCCGAGGACCGCGAGCTCGCGCTTCGAGAAGAGCTCCTCCTTGCCCTCCCAGTAGGCGGCGAGGGAGTTGACGTGCATCGAGCGGCGTTGCGTGGTGCTCATCGCGAGCCCTCCTCGCAGCGCGACCAGTAGAAGCGCGCCATCCCGAAGTAGAACTTTGCCCACGGGCCGTCCTCGGTGAGCGCGCGTTGCGCGAAAGAGACCGCGAGATCGAAGTCGTCGTCCATGGAGTTCAGTCTCCTTGAAATCCCCGGCGGTTGTAGAACGCGGTGAGGTCGCGGCGGACCGCGAGCCGGTGGGCGAAGAACGCTCGGGCCTCTTCGGCGGTCGCGGGGCGGACGTTGACGGGGCGCGGCGAGACGTGAGTCCCGAAGGCCTTCCGGAGCTCGTTGCGCTCGTCGAGGAAGCCGGTTCCGTGCTCGGTGACTACGAGGGGAGATGCGGTGAACATGATCGTTTTCGGTGGTCGGTAGTTTCTCCGGTCGTCCGGATTGCCTCGAAGAAGGGGAGGTTCTTCGCAGGGGTCAAGGACTTTCTTGTCAGGGGTGGACGAGCTCGATCCGCCAGAGCCCGGGCGCGTCCTTGCGCGGGCTCGCGAGGTAGAACGTGATCCTCGGGTAGCGCGCGGCGGCGACCTTGATTTTCACGATCGCGTCGTCCCACGCGTGCGGGCCCTTGACCTCCCAGAGCGTGAGGTGGCCGTCGACGTTGAAGTCGGCGAAGTCGGCCGTGTAGCGGACGCCGTTCGCGAGGAGGAGAGTCACGCCCTCGCGCTCGATCTGCGAGTTCGCGAACGTCGCCCGGAGGTGCTCGTCGAACGCGGACTCGGTCTTGTTCATCTTCGGTCCCCGGTTCTGCTTGAGGCGGGGCGTGTCCGTTTTTGCCTCCTCGTTCGAGGTCGAAGAAACCGACACGCCGAAGAGCCCGGGGTTGAGGCGGCGAGTGGACTCGGAGACTCGGGTCGGGAGCGGCATCAGAAGTTGAGGAGGAAGCCCTGCTCGCGCGCCCACTTTTTGTTCTGCTCGATGCGTTCGTGGTTCTTGCGGCAGACGGCGAGCCAGAAGCTCTCGTCTAGGAGCATCTTCCCGCGGCGCTTGTTCATGTGGTGGATCTCGGTCGCCCGGGGCGCGTCGAGGTCGAGGAGCTCGGTCGCCGTGAAGTTCGCGAGCGGATAGGCGGACTGGTAGAGCATCTCGCCGGCCGGGTTCGCGCCGATCCGCTGGAACTTGCGCTCGCGGCACCATACCTCGCAGAGCGGGTGCTCGTCGAGGTAGCGTTTCCGGGCGGCGGAGTAGGCGCGGAGCTCGGCCGCGCGCTTAGTAGAGACGCGGCGAAGGCCCGAGGTCCTCGGCTTGAGGACGGAGGTCGGAGCGGCGGAGCGGAGGAAGGCTTTGCGGCGGAGGGGAGTCTTGCGTTGGAGCATGGCGATGTTGGATTTTTTGGCGGGATTCCTCGGCGCGGCGGCGGAGGCAATGAAACTTCTTCCACGCGATCCCGAAGCGGTAGTTGGCCTCGCGTATATGAAAACATTTCAGGGCGTCCTCGACGCGCTCACCCTTTTTGATCTTCACCATACCCTCGGCGACGGCCTGCTCCGGCGAGATACCGAGTTTGAGGATCGGGCCGAGCGTCGTTACGAACCACTTGCACTGACAGACGTCGTAGCCCGGGGCGTCGTTGAGCTCGACGACGTAGCTCTCGAGCGGGTCGGTCCGCGAGGGGATCAACCAGCGGAGGGCGTCGTCGAACTCCTCCGCGGGCGCGGGCTCGTCGAGGCGACTTTTCGCGAGGTTTACCACTTCGCGTTCTCCTCGACGTTTCGTTCCCATTGGAAAATCCCGAGGCGACCGACGACGGGCGTCGGCTCGGGAAGGCGCGCGATGCCGCTCAGCATCCACGCGTAGCGGTTGATCGAGAAGTCGCCGAGGAGGTAGTCGTAGCGGCTCGGGAGCCGGTTCGGAATGTCTCCGTTGGTCGAGAAGCAACCGTCGAGGACCGTCGTCGCGACGACTTGACCGAACGGGAGATCGTCGAAGGTAAAGTAGTTCCGCGCGCGGAAGGCCTCTCGGACCGCCGGCATCTGCATCAACTCGTCCCACTTCGCGCGGCCTTTCTTGTCTTTGCCCTTTGACGCGGCGATCGCGAGCGGCTTCCCGATCGCGCCCTTCGGCGCTGCCCAGCTCCGCGTCTCGATCGTCTTAAGGTTGAGCTCGACCGCGGTCGCCCACGGTTGAAGGAGCGAGAGGCAGTTCATGGGCGCGCGACGTCGATCTGGATTCCGATCCCGTCCCGGTTCGCCCGGGCGCGGAAGAGAGCGCCGAGCGCCCCGACGAGCGTGACCCCTTGCTTCGGGGCCGCGAGCTCGGCGTAGTCCTCCTCCGTCCGGACGGTGACGGTTAGGGTGAGGAAGAGCGGGAACGGGATCCGGGGGTCGCGGTTCGGGCGGACGGTCGCCTCGACGTTGAAGTCGCCGACGAGCGGTTCAAGGACGCGGCAGAGCAGGTCGCGCGCGGGGCGCGGGTCGTAGGTCTCGGCGTACTCGGCGTCGGACGGGCGGCGGCGGCGCGCGGCCTCGGGCTCCTTGAATCGGTTAAGGACGTGGAGCTCCTCGCGGGCCTCGCCGATCGCGGCGATCAGGGTCCGGAGCGCCTCGAAGTGGGCGCCGCCCTTCCCGACGAGCTTGCCGTAGTCCTCCGCGTGGCCGCGGATCGACCAGTAGACGGCGCCCGGGTGCTCGACCGCCTCGATCTCGATCTCCGAGCCGTGGTCGACGTAGCTCGAGACGAGGTCGCGGAGGAGGTCGGAGAGTTTTTCGGTTTCGGTCGTCATCGTCGGTTTTCGGTTTGTGCGGGCCGGCTCGGTTTCCCGGCGCCGGCCCGCGGGTCCAGCTTCAACGCGCTCAGGTCTTGCGGGAGCGCGGCTTCTTGTCAACGCCGCTCGGCGGAGGCGGCGGGGTTTGCGACTCGTCAGGCGTCGGCGGGAACTTCTCGACCTTGCCCGCGCCCTTCTTCGCCTCGGCCTTCGCCTTCTTCTCGTCGGCCTTCTCCGCGTCGGCCTCCGCGACCTCGCGCTCGACCAAGCCGGTGTCGAGCACCTTGCCCATGTCCTCGTCGAGCTTGTCGTAGAAGTTGCTCTGCGTGAGGTCCACGGTCTGGGGCTTCCCCTCGAGGACGTTGCGGACGGAGAAGGAGAGCTTCATCTTCGTCAACGCCGCGACGAGCGGCGACGTGAAGTCGATCTCGAAGGAGAAGGAGACGCCCATCTTCGCGGCGCCGCCCTCCTCGCCCTCCTCGAGCGCGGCCTTCGCGATGTTCTTGTAGCGCGCGGCGACGTAGCGCTTGATCTGGAACCCGAGCATCTCCTGAATCGCGAGGAAGTGCCGGACGCCGTCCGCTTTCTTGCCGGGCCAGTTGTCGGGGACGAGCGCGTTCTGGATCGAGACCAGATCGGCGGTGTCGGCGAGGTCGTAGACCTTGCCCTTGATCGTTACTTTTTGGTTACTCATTTTCGGTTGTTGCTATCGTTGGCGGTTGAGCCGGACGTCCGGCGGTTAAAGGGGCTTGTCGGCGTCGGGGTCGGCGGCGGCGACTTGCGGGGTTTCGGTGGTCGCCGCGTTGAGGGCCGGGTGCTTCACCTCTTCGATCGACTTGCGGATGTTCTTCGCGAGTTCGTCGGCGGTCTGTTGCGTGATGCGCGCGAGGTTGTCGCCGAGGGCGGC